GGAGTGAAGGGAGTTCTGCCACTTGTGTGGGAGGCCTTTCGACAGGGGAAAAAGCAGTGTCTTGTGCCAAGGGATAATTATGCGGAGGCTTCCGTAATAGAAGGAATCCGCGTAGCAGGTGTAGGAAGCATTCAGGAAGCATGTGACTATCTGCAATTATCGGAAGAAGAACAGATTAAAGAGGAACTTAAGCAGAGAAGACAGGAGGCAGAAGCCCAAAGGGAATGGAAGAAAAGAGACCATCGACAGGAAGAAAAAGCACTGGACTTTGCAGAGGTTCACGGGCAGGAGAATCTGAAACGGGGAGCCCTGATTGCAGCTGCCGGTTTTCACCATATGCTGATTGTCGGGCCGCCCGGAGCCGGTAAGACGATGATAGCAAAGAGAATTCCGTCGATCCTGCCGGAACTGAGCTTTGAGGAAAGCATGGAGGTGACTTCCATCTACAGCATTGCCGGACGGCTTCCCAAGGGACAGAATCTGATTAAAAAACGCCCGTTTTTAAATCCACATCATTCTGTTACAATCCATGCACTTGCAGGGGGAGGCAGGATTCCACAACCAGGTCTTGTCAGCCTGGCACATCGCGGTGTGCTGTTCCTGGACGAGCTCCCGGAGTTCCAAAGGCAGACCATTGATCTGCTGCGGCAGCCATTAGAGGATAGGGAAATTCACATTGCAAGAAGTACCGGGGCGTTTACTTATCCGGCGGATTTTATGCTGGTCGGGGCAATGAAGAAGGTATTTAGCATTGTGATACAAATAAACGATAAGGATGTCTGTAAATGATTTAGAATAAGGTTTTTATATCCTCATGCATGGAAAGATCTCTGTTAAAACCCTAATTACGTAACACAAGGCAGATTTTAAAGCCCATAAATGAAACCCTATTAACGATAGAAATAATTATCGTTAAAATGTGTGTTATCGTTAAAATTTATTTTTTACTTGACTTATCTCGGACATAGAGTGTTACTTTTACTATCTTTAACGAGGAGGAATCCGATATGGAACATCAAGATAGAGAAGTGCAGTACAGATGCGCCAAATGGCTAATAACCAATATGCTACATTCCAATGAGATTACGATAGAGGAATACGAAAATATCCACAGGAAACTTTTGGTTGAATTTGACCCACCTTTAAAATCAATTGAAACACCGGGATTTTATGTTCAGGAGGTCTTTGAAGGTGAGTAAAATTAGAAAGATTGAAGCTGTCAGGGTGGCTTCATTACCTCTGCAGAAACCATTAAAAATGAGAGTTGCTGCATACGCAAGAGTATCTACAGATAGTAGTGAACAACTAAACAGCCTTGAGGCACAAAAGGACTATTATGAGAAAAAGATAAAAGAAGACCCATCATGGGCGCTCGCTGGTATATATGTTGATGAAGGCATAACTGGGACTTCTTATCATCATCGTGCAGAATTTCAGAGGATGATTGAAGACTGTAAACAAGGGAAGGTAGATATGGTTATAACAAAGTCAGTTAGCCGATTCGCAAGAAATACCGTTGACGCTCTGAAAGTCATAAGAGAACTGAAAGATATTGGTGTGGGAGTGCTTTTCGAGAGAGAAAATATATGGACGCTCGATTCTAAGGGCGAATTCCTGATTACTTTACTTACCTCGCTTGCACAGGAAGAGGCACGGTCAATTTCAGAAAATACTGCATGGGGACTCCGGAAAAGATTTGCTGATGGAAAATATGCTGTGGGCTATAAAACTTTTTTGGGATACAATGCCGGATTTGAAGTAAATGAGGAGCAAGCAGAATATGTCAGACTGATTTTCAGAATGTATATTCAAGGTTATTCTGCTTATAAAATCGCTCAGTTTTTGCAACGATGGGGTATCAAGTCTCCGGCAGGAAAGGACGGGTGGCAGTCGACTTCTGTCCTTAGCATTCTCAAGAATGAAAAATATAAGGGGGATGCTCTACTTCAGAAAACATTTGTTGTGGATTTTCTTACCAAAAGGACTAAGAAGAATGAAGGAGAATTACCACAATATTATGTTCATGAAGGGCACGAGCCTATTGTTGATGAGGTGGTGTTCGATTACACGCAAACTCTAATTGTATCAAGAATCTCATCAGGGAGAGAAAGGTATAGTGGAATTTCCACGACACATTCATTCTTAAGGTGTGGCATTTGTGGTGCATGGTATAGACCCAAACCAGAACACTCCAATGATAGATATCGCAAGGTTGTTATGATGTGTCACAACAGATTTAAGAAACCACTCTATTGCAAGAATACTCGGATTCTCCAAAGTAAGCTGCCTAATATCTTTACGGAGATAGCTTGTAGAGTTTACAAAAAGTATCCTAAAATCAAAAACACATTACAAAGCATATTTCTTAATCTCGGTATTGTCGCTGAGGTCAAATTTAAAAAGTCTTATATCAAGGATATTCAAGACATTTCTATCGTAGTCAGTTCGGCTACAGTATTTCCAAACGGATTATTAAAAATTGAACTTATTGATGGGTCACGAATGAAAATAGAACTATAAGGAGGACAGCCTATTGTTTTCAACATCAGAAAAGAGACAGCTTGGAGATGAGTACTTTATTATCATCCGGGAAGAAGAAAGGTATATTGAAGTGAAGTCCAAGAACACGGGTCATTGTTGGATGATTTTCAAAAAGACATATGATACGAATCTGCCCGTGGTTTTGTATCATAAACATTCATCAACGGATTCCTGGTATCACGAACATAAGAAAGCACGGACTGTAAAGGACGCTGTAAAGAGCATCAAGTCACATGATGATTATGTAGTTAAGCATCCGCATTATTTAAAAATGAAAAGGAGGAGTGGAAAAGATGCGAGCGTTCAAGAAAGAACGAAAAATGAAAGTGTATGAGGCAACAACAGTATCAAGGAGTAAATGGTGGAATCACACCAAGTATACGACTGTGCCACAAATCAGATTGCAGGGCATTTGGCTTGAACAGGATTGTGGCTTTGAGCCGGGAGCACTGATAAAGATAGAGTGCGAAGAGGGGCGCTTAATTATTACCAAAGCTGATGAGTGATTGTAGGTGGCCTGAAATCACCAAGTCCGTTTTATAGGACATATTGTTTGCTATTCTTATATCATCAGAAGAAAAACAGTTTGCATCATAATGCAAAGAGATAAAGGAGGAAAGGACTATGGGAAAAATCTATTTTACAATTGCAGGCACAAAACATCATTACGGACAGGAATACTTCGAGCCGAAGATGGAAGTCAATCTGGTAAAGGAGCCGGATAATGAATTTGACAAGGAAGCCATCAAGGTAGAGATGGATGGACTGGGTCTGGTGGGTTATGTGGCTAACAGCCCTTACACTGTACAGGGAGAGAGTATGAGCGCTGGAAGGCTTTATGACCGTATTGGTGACACGGCAAAGGGCATTGTAAAATATGTGTTACCACAGGGCATTTTGTGCGAGTTGGTAGAAACAGATGATTAAAGTGGAGGGAATAAATATGTTAATTAACAAAGTTTTAGAAGACGATACACAAAACTGTTATCCTGTAATGGCACAAGACAAAGAATTGCAGGAAATGGAGAAGGAATTTTATAATATTATTGATAACTTGCCAAAACAGGAAAGGCTTAAAATGGAAGAGATTTTTAGCAGGTATACTGCCAGAATTACACGCATTGCTTATTTAAAAGGAATGAAGGACTTTGCCGAGCTTCATATTACTCTAAAAGATGACATTGATAATATCTTAAAAAGAGTGGAAGGGAAAATGTGACGATATCATAAAACTGCGGTCGATACATAGTATAGTCCTATAGTTGAGGAGGTGGTAAGATGCGTTGCAAAATCGAGTATGAGTTTGAATTCGATTTAGGAAAGGGCGAGGAGTACAATCAAGAAATATTGGACTGCATTGAAGAAGATGTGCCGGATGCTATGCAGAAGTGCATGGATAATATTTTTAAAGGGGCAAGATGCACAGGGTATAAAATAATTAAGCTATAATGGGAAAGATTGATAAAGGGTAATCTCATCAGGTGTTTTTTGCGTATCCAATTATGTATGTTTTTGTAGTGTGATTGTTCAAACTGTGATAGAATAAATTATCTATTATTCATTTAGGAGGATAATTTATGCCGTGGGAAAAAGATATCACAGGGGTTGATGCATCCAAACCAGGGACTTTTAGAAGTTTGAACGGAGCTGCAGATGAGAGCATTTTTCAGGGAAGAGCTAGTAAAGCTGGATTTTATTGCTTTTTTAAAGTATGGCGGGATATGCCATATGATGCAGTGTTAGATTATAATGGGGTTTTGTACAGGGTCGAGGTAAAGGGAAGCTCCAGAAATTCATTTGATCTTACCAGAGGCTCAAGATCAGGGCAACAAATTCAAAGGGGCGCCGGAGTATCCAGAACAAGACATTTGGATAGAAATGATTGTGATTTTGTGGTTGCTGTAGATAGCAATAACGGTGATTGCTATATTTTACCGGAAGATGTGGTGGAAATAGCTGGTGAAGCTATGGAGCGATACCAAGTTACACATAACACAACATCTAGAAATTTTAAACTTAGTGTGGGAAATATAGGTGATTATAAAGAAAAGTGGAAATTGATGATGGATACCACAAATTTCCTTTCGAAGTCTCAGACGAGAGATGGACTTAGAGGTATGTCTTCAGCGGACATATCCGCACTGGCAAATCAATTGGGTGTTGTTATTCCAACGGGGGATTTTAGAATTCCGGGTACAAGTATGGTTATTTCAGCAACAGATGATAAAACAGTTTTTTTAATTTGGCAAAAAATTGCACAGAGATTATGAACTTTATCCCCCTGATATAGGGGGATATATTATTATATGGGATGATATGCTAATAAAATAAGTTGACAATATAAACTTTTTAGTTTAGCATATAAGAGTGGAGGTATATGAAATGACAATCTCAGAACAGATAAAAGTATTATGTGTCCGGAAAAATATTAGCCTTGCTGAATTGGCTAGGCTGACAGGTCAGTCTCCTCAGAATTTGAGTTCAAAATTAAAGAGGGAGAGTTTTACGGTTAGTGATTTGGAAAAGATTGCGGATGCAGTTGGTGTTGAGTATGAACACAACTTTGTTTTAGAAAACGGAGAAAGGATATAATAATATGTTTAAATTGGGCGAATTATTTTGTGGGCCAGGAGGATTAGCTTGGGGTGCTACAAATGCTGATATAGGTAATGAGGATTTTAGAATAACACACGCATGGGCAAATGATTATGATCAATCCACTTGTGACACATATATAACAAACATTTGTCCCAAAAACCCAGACAGTGTCATTTGTGGGGATGTAAGGAAATTGTCGCAAGAAGGTGTTCTTACGGGACTTCCACCAATTGATGCACTAGCCTTTGGATTTCCATGTAACGATTTTTCGGTGGTCGGAGAGCAGAAAGGGTTCGATGGGACATATGGTCCATTATATTCTTACGGAATTCAGGTTTTAAAATCACATAAACCACAATGGTTTCTTGCGGAGAATGTTGGTGGATTGAAGAGCGCAAATGAGGGGAATGCTTTTCAAAAAATTCTTTCGGATATGAGAGATGCAGGATATCGTGTATACCCTAATTTATATAAGTTTGAGGAATATGGAGTTCCACAAGCACGTCATAGAATTATTATCATTGGAATAAGAGAAGACTTACCTTATATTTTTAGAATTCCATCAACTGAGACGTATAAAAATGTTGACGTAAGATGTAGCACAGCACTTGAAAAGCCACCGATTCCAAAGGATGCTTTGAATAATGAGTTGACTAAACAGTCTGATATGGTGGTAAAGAGACTGAACTATATTAAGCCGGGAGAAAATGCATTTACAGCCAATATCCCAGAAGAGTATCAGTTGAAGGTCAAAGGTGCGAAGATTAGCCAAATATATAAGAGGCTTGATCCAGAAAAACCTGCATATACAGTGACAGGGTCTGGTGGTGGCGGTACACATATTTATCATTGGAGTGAACCAAGAGCATTGACTAATAGAGAAAGAGCAAGATTACAAACTTTCCCAGATGATTATGAATTTAAAGGTTCAAAAGAATCTGTCCGTAGACAGATAGGTATGGCAGTTCCTTGTCAGGGTGCAAGAATTATCTTTGAGGCAGTGTTAAAGACTTTTGCCGGAATTGAATATCCATACATGGAAGCAAATATTGAGGAATAGGGGGGAAGTGTAAATGGCCGATGAACAGTTATATTTTTCTATAAAAACAAAGGCAGCAGAGTCAGTTCAAAAAATTCTTAATAAAGAACAAGACATAGAACTTGATGGTATCAATGTGCTTGAGGATTTACTTGTTCCGGGCAGAATCATTTTCATAGTTTTAGGTGGCGATAAACCTGCATGGGAAACAGGGCTAATTGGTATTGGGGTTCTTACAAAGCCGCCATATGATCAAGGGTATTCTGGAAAAAACTTTAAGGTTCAGGTTAGCATGAAATTGCTTTTACACCATCCAATTAAGCGGGCAGATTTAGTCCCTTATAAAGACACATATGGAACGATTGGAATTGCTCCAATAACAAAGTGGGAACCCAATCAAGCATTGTCGCAGGTATCAAAAGAAAGGGCTATAGCGTTGTTCAGAGCAATGTTAGAGATTGATCCTTCTATAGAAGCTGACTTGGATTCGTTGATTGGAAATGAAATGATGAGTGAGGTAAAGGCAACCACAACAAAAATGGTGGAAGTACCTACTTTATATGGCGAAAACGAAAGGCAAGCAATGGAAAGATATATTCAGAACGGGCAAAGCAATATCACAGCTACAACGGGAACTGTGGATGACATTACACCAGAGTGGTTCAGAGAAAAAGCGTCAGAATTTGCGGGACTGGATAAAAAAGCATCTGAGTATTTGGAACAGTTTATTGAGCGCTTCTCCGTAGATAAATTACAAATACTTACTGGAAAAAACATATTAAATGAAATTTTCTTGAATAAAGATAACAAAACTAATCTGTGCTATACAATGGAATTTGATAATGATTGTCGCTTTATTTTCGGTAGTATAAAAAGTGGTACGGCTTATAAATATGGATTGCATTATAGCCAGAAAAATCAAAGTTGGGCAACTGGAACAGGAAAGAAACCACAGTTTTTATCTGAAGAAGAGGCAATTGAACTTGGAGCCCAGATAAGAGATTATTTGATAGCCGGTATAGAAGTAATTAAAAACTATGGGAATATTACAAGTATTTCTGATTATGAGAAACTTCAGGATGAACTTTATGATGCCACAGAGGGATATGTTAATAAGATGTGGTTTATGAAATATTTTTCAATGATGTTCCCTGAAATATTTCCACCTATATACAGTTCATATGCACAGAAAACGGTACTTGATAGATTGGATTTAGGATATTCTGATCATGCTGTTGTTCGTATGGGAATGATTAAATTCTACGTGGATAGTTGTGGCATTTCTAACATTGTGTTTAGTCGTATCTTTTGGAAATATTGTAATACTAAAGGTACAGAAAATGACGAGGAAGAAACTGTGAAAGAAGAAAATAGGATGAAATCTTGTCTTGAAATAGAAAGAGAGCCTAGAACGAATAAGGTACATCCGATTAATTTTATCGTTTATGGTGCGCCGGGAACGGGAAAAACATATTCGATGGTAGAGTATGCTCTTGCAATTGTGGACAATATTCCGATTGAGGAGTTTAGAAAGAAAAATACTGATAGAAAAGCAAATATGATTCGTTATAAGGAACTTGTAAAAGCTGGTCAGATTGTTTTTACAACATTCCATCAGAATTATGGATATGAGGAGTTCATTCAGGGTCTGCGTCCAGACAGGGATAGTGAGACTATGGCGTTTAAGACCGTAGATGGGGTATTTAAGGTTATTGCAGATACTGCATTAAACGATACCGAAGATAAAAATTTTGTTATCATTATTGATGAAATTAATCGTGCCAATATTTCTAAGGTCTTTGGTGAATTGATTACACTTATTGAAGAAGATAAGAGATGGGGAGAACTTAATGAGACAAGCGTTACTCTCCAGTCCGGTGATTCGTTTGCTGTTCCAAACAATCTATACATCGTTGGAACCATGAATTCGGCAGATAAGTCCATATCCCTTATTGATGCAGCACTTCGTAGACGATTTGATTTTATTGAGCAGAAGCCTGATTCAAGCCTTGTTCCGGCAGGGGTTCTTCGAATTATGTTTGATGAGATAAACCAGAGCCTCGTTTCGCAACTTGATAGTACAGACCTACTTGTGGGTCATTCATATTTCATGAACAAGGGCGAGAATGAATTATGCGGAATACTGAACAACAATATTATTCCGTTGCTTTACGAGTATTTTTATGATGATAGAAAGAAAGTTGCAACTCTTCTTAAGAATGCTATAGACAAGTCGGGTGCAAAGGTTGAAATCGTTGATGAGAAGGTCGGCAGATTAAGAGTAAAGGATAAGGTCGAATAATATGGTATTGGACAGGTACGAGTATAGCAAAATTCCAAATGCTAAGTTACCAAGTTCCTGGCAATCTCAATCTGCTCTTGATGAATTACTTCATTTTCTTCAGCAGAACTGGGAGCAACGTTCTGTATTTTATGAAGATGGAGAGGTTAACAGTCAGCAGCAGTTCCTTGATTTTATCGGTTCCGGGGGCATAAGGACAAAGAAGTATATTGGAACGATAGTGTTCAAGGGGGAACAGCTTAATATTTATCCTCGTGTGTTCAGCACCGAGAAAGAGGATCATGATACGGATGATTTAACACAAAAGCATTTGCTTAACAATCTTGTCAGATGGATAGAGTATTGCAATAAGTTAGATTACCCCTTCATCAACATATCGAGCGAGTTAAACGATTCAGAGGACCTTAAGGAACTTTTTATAACATTATATATTGGATATGTGCGGAGTGCGATTGAAAGGGGACTCTATTATCAGTATGTAGATGAGACAGAAGATTGTACAAGTATTAAGGGCAAGTTTGACATAAAGGATTATATGATAACAAAAATCCCGAATGGTCAAGCCAATAAGTTCCGTTGTACATATTCAAATTTTGAATTTGACAATCTGGTAAATAGGATTATCAAATGCACCTGTAAGCAGTTGATGAAGATAACATCGAAGAAGAATCAAAAGATACTTCGGACAATCCTCACAAGGCTGAATGAAGTATCTGATGTACAGTGTTCTCCAAATGACTGCGATAAAATCCGCTTGAGTAAAATGCACAGACATTACGGTATTATCATCAGTATGAGTAAGATGTTCCTGCTGAATAAGATGTCGAATTATTCGATAGATACGAATCAGTCTTTCTGTTTCCTATTTCCGACTGACATTCTCTTTGAGGGTTTTATCGGTGGATTCCTTAAGGAGGTATTGTCAGAGGTCGGTGGTAGGGTGTCACTACAGGAAAGCCGGATGAGTCTTGTGGAGAAGATAATATATAAAGGTGAGACGAGCGGTGCTGCTTTTACCATGCGTCATGATATCCTCGTAAAACTTAATGATAAGGTTTTTGTTTTGGATACAAAGTATAAGGAAATGACGAGATTTGAGAATAATCCGGACTATAAGGAAACCATAAGTAGTGAGGCAAAACAGGGAGACCTGTACCAGGTACTTGAATATGCAAGGAAAAGAGATATCAATGATGTTTATCTTCTTTATCCGATGTATCGATATGAGCAGGCAGAAGAGGACTTCCCTGTAGCAGTCAGCGAGAGTCCATCCGGGGATATAAATGTACATTTTATCCGTATGCCATTTGTTTTTGAAGAAGGTGAGAATCATACAAAAGATATGCTGGCTTACACAATTAGAATGATATTTGGCGTGGGGAATCTTGAATAAATGCTTTGTATGTTCTGGTTTCAGCAAGGTAAGAAGAAAACTGTAAAACGGGTTATGGGAGGTGTTTCTTACGAGAAAGTATAAAGATTTCAATGAATACATGGAAGAAAATTATTATGATGACATCGTAAAGCGTCTTGGGTCCTATATTGTCAGTAATAAGGATTCTTTTGAAAATGATGAATTTCATAAAATAACATGGATTGACCAGGATGAAATCACATACACCGTAAGTGGCACAACCTTCAAGGACTTAGGTGATGGTTACATTGAAATCAGAACATCGGTAAATGCGGATGTTCGTTTTAGTGGTTATACGAAATATGGACAAGATTCTGACTCTGATACCAGAATTTATAATGTTTTCTTCAAAGCAAAGTTAGATGACGGACTTCATGATGTAAGAATTACTGATGTGTCCGAATATAACACGGCATTGTATGATAGGGATAAAACCCTAAGTCAGAGTTGGCTTTCTTATATGTACGAAGAAGATGTTGATAAACATGCCGAGGATTTTCTTCGAAGAAACTATTCGAAAGCCTTATTACAACCAATGCCGATTGACCCATTTGAAGTTGTCAAAGCCATGAAAATGAAAATGTATTATGCTCCGTTGGGAGATAAGATTTTCGGCAAGACATATTTTGGCGAAGAAACTGTCATAGTATATGATGATATTGTACATAGGAATACAAAAGAGATTGTTACCACTCCGGGAACAATGCTCATCAATCCCGACGTATTCTTTATGCGTAACATCGGGACAGCTTATAATACCATCATCCATGAATGTGTTCACTGGGATCGGCATCGAAGAGCCTTTGAGTTACAGAGACTATTACAGGGCGGTGCCGGACACATTTCATGCGAAATGGTCGAAGGAGAATATAATGGAATAGGTTCCGATGAATCAGCACTTAAGTGGATGGAGTGGCAGGCAAACCAACTCGCACCTCGCATTCTTATGCCGGAGAAAACTACGAGAAGAATCTACAGCAAGTATCTTCAAGATGAGTATACCGCTCATCCGAAAAGAAGATATGCAGAAACGCTGCAGGAAGTGGTGGGGCAGGTTGCCAATTACTTCTCGGTATCGCTTCTTGCAGCCAAGTTAAGGTTATTTGAACTCGGATATGAAGAAGTGGAAGGTACATTTGTATATTGCAATGGACAGGGGTTACCTCCGTATGCATATAGAAAAGGGGCACTGGATAAGAACCATAGCTTTGTGGTTGACGAGCAGAATCTTATCATAAGCCTTATGACCACCCCGAGATTGATGGAGTTATACTCAAAGGGAGCAATCGTTTATGTAAACTGTATGCTGTGCCTTAACGACCCCAAATATGTCACTCTCAACGAGGTAAATAAATATATTCCGACTGAATATGCTCTGGAACATGTTGATGAGTGTTGCTTTGTGTTTAAAAGGAAATACAGCGCAAGTGACAAGTACCCGGATACCTTTTACAGAAGATGTTTCCTTTGCAGAGAGGTTGATGCGGAGGAGTTCGTTCCTGTTGAATATGATCGGGATCATAAAATCAATCAAAGCAAAGAGCAAATGCAATCTGAGATTGACACCATAATGAATATGGTTAATGAGGAATTAAAAAATGTTCATGAAAACATGAAGGGTGGATTTGCAGGGGCATTAGATTATTTTATGAAATCCAAGGGGATATCTGAATATGAGTTACAGGACAGAACTGGAATCAGTACAGTAAGCATAAGTGGTTATCGCAACACTTATGACCCTACAATGGAAAAGGGAACTGTTCTTGCTTTGTGCAAAGGGTTGTATCTGTTGCCTCATGAAGCCATCTATTTATTGGATGCTGCGGATATTAAGCTGGCAAACATGACTCCGTCAAATATATTTGTAAGATTTCTCATAACAAACCACATGGATGACACTTGGGAGCAGTGGGTTGAAAAACTTATTATGTCTGGGGTTGCAAGAGACTGGGTTCCTGCAAGAAATGCTGTGGTAAAGGAAGTAAAGGAAAGAAATACAGAAAAAAATGAAAAAAGTTTATAAAAAGCATTAAGTCGGACTTAATGCTCATAACCCAAGATAAGAAAAGGACTTTTGTGATTATCTGTTATAACAGATGACCGCAAAGGTCCTTTTTTCGTTCCTAAACTTAAAGTCCCACTTAATATGTAGGTGCATAAAGATATGGCATGCTAAGGTTGTTCAAAAAAATTGAAAGCCAAGTGGCGGCCGACACTGGGCGAGGATGCATAAAATTGATGATTTACCGATAAAGGGTATTTCTGAAATTTTATGGTGTCTCGTCTTGTTGTCGTGCCATCAGACGGGTGTCCTCGCCCAGTGCGGAAACGCAAAGGCGGAAAGAGGACAACCTATGAAAAAAGCAGAAAATCAGAACAATGTAACCGTTGACCCCGCTATTCTCAATTATGCAAATCCGTACTTTGTACCTATTGAAGATGGAGACGAAGAAACAATTAAGCATTATAAGAGAAACAATGTTCCAGTAGCTCATATTGCTTTACCGAGAAGAATGAGACATTATTATGCAATCTTCGATGCAGCAACCAAGGAAGAAGCAGACTTTATGAATAGAATCTTCAATAACTGGTCCAGAAAAGATGAGCGTGATAAAGTTGCCAGAGAAAAGTTCGAGACATCTTATGAGATTCTGGTCGAGAATGGATTTGATCAGAAGTCAACCGGAGATAATCCGGAAGAGATTGTAGCTTACAGCACTGTGATAGAAGCCTTGTATAAGGCCTTGGGTGAACTTACATCCGAAAAATTGCGTGCTTGTAAGATGGTAGCAAATGGAGAATCACAGAGAAGCGTTGCAGAGGAACTTGGGATTCCCAGAAGAACACTGAGAGACCATAAAGATAAGGCAATGGCGGAACTGGAAAAAAAGATGAGACAGTTTAAGTAAGAGGACAAGCCCCGGTGGTAGCACGATACCATCGGGGTTTCTTCTAATCTTTTTTATAGAATTGTGTTTCGTATCCATCGGCTCTAAGAAGCAAACCTTCAATCCAGTCGGGAGTTCTTCCCATCTGTTCACAGATAGCATTAAGATCTGCGTTTATTGGAGTTTCGATGATGAGTTCGTCATGGACATGGCCAACGATAAAGCAATGAGAGAGAGTACGCATGGCATAACACAGGATATCTCGACTGATTGCCTGCACGATATTCTCCACGAATTTGGGACCATAGCTTTCGATGCGCTCCCATTTCTTATTTGCTCCGACACCCTCATACGTGACGGATTCGCCACCAAATTTGTTCTCGCCAATCTTGGGTTTCACATAGCAGAGCCTTCTGCCGGATGGCAAAACAATGAATAACATTCCGCTCTGATATACAAACTTGATGCCGCGGGTTTCTGTGGCAGTTCTCTGCTTAATTGCCATCTTTACAGCATCGTCCACATCCCACCAAAACTGGACAATGTTAGGGTTAGCGGCTCTCCATGAATTTACAAGAGGCTGGAGTTCTTCTTCTGCAAGTCCCATATCCAGTGCACCCATAGAAGTCAATGCTCCAACGGAGCCCCCGTACCCAAGGGCAAGTTCCGCTATCTTCCCCTTCTGACGAAGATGAGCGTTCTGCCCATGCTTTTCTACCGGAACATGGAACATAGAAGAAGCGGATGCACAGTAGATATCTCCATTGTTTTTAAAGACTTCCAGCCGCCAATTCTCCTTTGCTAAAAAGGCAATTACCCTTGCTTCAATGGCAGAGAAGTCAGAAACACAGAATTTGTATCCCGGCTTTGGTACAAAGGCTGTTCTGATAAGCTGGGAGAGGGCATCAGGAACATCATCATAAAGGATATTCATAAACTCATAATCCCCAGATTTCACAATGCCTCGTGCTTCTTCCAAATCAGACATATGGTTTTGAGGCAGATTCTGTAACTGGATAATACGCCCTGCCCATCTGCCGGAACGATTGGCTCCGTAAAACTGGAACATTCCCCTAGCACGGCCATCGGCACATACAGAACTTTCCATAGCCTGATACTTTTTCACGGATGATTTTGCAAGCTGCTGACGAAGTCTAAGGACATCTGCTACATCGGAGGGAACGGTTTTAAGCAAGTCTACGATAGCTTTCTTATCAAGGGAGTCTGTTTCGATACCCCTTGATGAGAGCCAGTCCTTCATCTGGGCTACAGAATTGGGGTTTTCCAGTTCAGTCTTGTCCTTCATGGTTCCCATGAGCCTTGCCTTGCTAAAAGAATCAAAGCGGATTGCATTTTTTACAACATCCATATCCAGCATAATACCACGATCATTGATTTCCTGATCGATATGGTATTCCTCCCACACACTGTCCGGCACAGGAAAACGGGATAATTTATGCTGAATGGACATTTCTACCTCAACATCCCTTTTGTTATATTTCTTAAACAGCTCCCATTTCTCAGGTGCATCACAAGGCATATTTCTTGTTCTGCCACCATTGGCTTTTGTGGGTTTGCACGGAACACAGAAATAGCGGATGAGGTCTTTGCCTTCTTTGAGTTTCTGTTCCTCAAGACCAAGGACAGCACCAACACCTTCAAGAGAGAGTGGCAGCCCCATATAGGCTGACCATATCATGGAGCATTTCCATGCTGAAGGGTCGAGATAGTTGCCAACGGAATCTTCCGGGATACTGTAGGATTTAAAATACTCCGGGTGATTCCTTTTGAGCCAATAGGAAAGGAAGATTCTCTCGAATGCAGCATTGAATGCCCATTTTTCCACAGTATCGTCTGTAAGTGCTTTGAGAATATATTCCGGGATTTCTTCGCCATTTGCCACATCAATTACAATGACAGGTTCACTGTTGATGGAGTAGGCGAACAGCAGGATTTCCGAGTCGGGTGACTCGGCATACGGATACACACCATTTTTGATGGGGACGCTTGAATATGTTTCAAGATCGATAGAGATTGTTTTAATAATTTCCGGAATTTGCATAGATTGTCTCCTTTATAAAAAGGTGGCAGATGAGATATCTACCACCCAGATTGTTACGCTCTTTTGTTTGAAGAGTCATTTTTCTTATGAACTGTCAGCCCTGGGAAAAGCCACTGAATTAGTTTAATACCTAATCCGATAAGCCACTTCCATGTTGCTACTAGAGCAAAGATACAAAGTATCAGTACGACTGCTGATAATGTAAATTCTATTGCTCCGTTAATGAATGTATTTATTATGTTCATTGTCATAGATTGTCACCTATCCTTTCTTTGTCTTCATTGATTTTCTGTTCCTTTTTGATTTTGTGCTTTTCCTTAAGGGTTTTGATGCCATCAGTGATTATGATTATGACACTACCTAGCATCCATCCGAAATTCATACCAAAGCACATCGCTAACATTAATTGTTCAATATTTGTCACTAATTTTTCCTCATTTCATAAAAGTGACTGGCAGCAGTTATTCCACTGCCAGTCGGGTTAATGGTTACAAATTAAGAAAGGAAATCGTCATCATCCTCTGTAGCGAAATCTGACTCTGCACTTGCCTTACCACCAAGAGGCTCACCATCTCTGATCTTCTGCAAATTATTGAGACCACAGGCAATTCCTCTGTTGCCATTCACATTGAATGCGTAGAAGTTGATGGATGCTCTGCCATAAACACCGGAGTATACTTCACTTCTTTCAATGATAGGCTGTCTGTCTGCATCCACAACGCCGGGAGCGGTTGCGGAATTGGCATTGACAAAGTAGCATCCGGCATAGGCTGCATCATCCGGCTTTTCGAGATCGCCATCTCTCAAAGGGTTTTTGATTGCAGAGAGAGGGGGTACTGTTTTGCCATTGCCCTTTAACTTGCTCTGACCTTCCTCGTATGCTGCCTGAATGGCTGCCTTAATCTTGTTAACAGTAGCGGTATCATCCTTGGGGATGATAAGAGAAACGGAATACTTAGGCTTTCCACCATCAATCGATTTGGGGTCCCACACATTTGCGTAACTCCATCTGGTGTTAACACCTGTAATAACCTTGGTAGGGTTTGTAATAGTTGTCATGATTTTGTCCTCCTTATTCTTCTTTAAAATCATCTTTGGCTGTGTTCAGTGCCGGACGTTTATCTGTTTCAGGCACAAGTGTTGGTTTTCCCTGTGGCTTTTCGATTAAGCCACCGAGGAGTTCGTTGAACTTCGTCTTACCAAGAAGAGAAGTCATTGCGGTGACCCCGAGAAGATGTTTCTCATAGGGGTCAAATCCGGCATCTGTCACTGCAGATGCTACGGCGCTTTCGTCCGTGTACTTACGGTTTGATTTCCCTTCAACTACCTTGTAGCCGTCATACTTCGTACCGCTTAAGGCTTGTTGAAGTGCATATTCCTTGATGTCATTCACCCAGGATACCAAATCATCGACTCTGGGTAAGATTGCAGCAATTTCTGTATCTTCGAGGGTTGAAGGCATCTCAAAATCGTATTTAGCAAGTTCAAGGTTGTATTCTGCACGTTTACGACAGGTGGCTTTGAGTTTGCAGAATGCACAATGTTCTCCGGCTTTAAATTCGCCTTTTCCCTCGTATGCCAGCTTGGCGGTGGGGGAGAGAACGGTATCTGCCCAAGTGAGGAGAGTTTCCTTGTCCATTGTGCAAGTAGAGATATTGTCCCTTCTTGGCTGAAAGATGGTCATCTTGACTGTCTTGATATCATAAATGCCATCGTAGATATCAAGGGCTCCGAGTGCGTAGCACATCATCTGTGGATTGTGTTCTGCATCTACCAAGACACCGAGTCCGTACTTGAAATCGATGATATGAAGAACATCATCTGCAACGATGAGACAGTCCCCGGTTCCAAAACCTTCTGGCACCCATTTGGAAAAATCCAATCTCTGTTCCACAAGGACAATAGGGTCTTTGCAGAGTTTCTTGGCATCCTCAAGCTGTTCTAATACGAAGTTGCGATATTCCTCCGTGCAGTTTTCCATTTCTGCATCATAGAATTCGAGATTCTCAGTCGGGTCACGCTCGGATTTCCCGAGTGCAGACAGAACCTTATATTCACAAAGTTCATGTGCATCCGTTCCCTGCTGTGCATATGGACTTGCCCGGTCTTCATGTTCTGCGCATAACTTGGCAGATGGTGGACAGTTAAGCCATTGCTTACTTGCCGAGGCAGAGAGTAGTGCGTGTTTAGGCATTACCGACCACCTCCAACTCTGCTACAAGTTCCGGGTATTTCTCTTCGGGAACCTTGGTCAGAGTACCATCAGCAGAATACTTGGATACGATAGCCTTAACCTCCGCTTTGTATATGCCTTCATCGGCTTTCGCTTTTTGAGCAAGCAAGGCCCTGACTTCTTCCTTCGTATAGCTATGGGATTCTGGTTCTGTTTCCGGTGTTGGTTCTTCTTTTGTAGAAGATTCGGCAGCCACAGATGGTGATTCCTTCATTGGCGGGAAATCATCCTCTGCGGAAGAGTAGATTTCGCTCAGTGCCAGGAAACTATCTGCAATCGTCTTCAATAAAGCAGCAATTTCTTTGTTTTTCATTGGACATTCCCTCCATTGATAATCAGTTCTCCGGTATGGATATCATGCTTACAGATTGTAACGATGTAAGGCTTTGATAACCCAAATCCGTGTGGTGCCAAGTGTGGCAAAACTTCGCAGGTAAGGAAAGTTTCATATTCAGCTACAACTAATACTGGAACTGTCATTCCCTGCCAGGGAAAACTTGGCGAATCCCCATTCTTAAGTTTCACTTTGACGGTCTGTCCCGTCAGTCCGTAATGCTTGTCTTTGTACATCCTTTTTGTCCTCCTTTGACGTTTGATTGGCTGTGATTTTCTTTGCAAGCTGTCTTGTAATGACGCTGATTGCTATCAGGACATCTGCCAGTTCTTGATCCAGGTCAGTGTCACGGACAGCTTTTGTGTCAGTGGTCATAATGGTTGGCATTTCTAACACCGCCTTTCTGAATTGTTTCTTTGTCCTTCACTATCCAATGGACATGCTGTGAAGTTTTGGGCGGGGCATTTTTGAAATTTTGTAATTCTCTTTGCCCTTCACTATCCAATGGACAGCTTGTTGGTATTTGGGCGGCAGATTTTCAAAAAAAATAAAAACCCATTTTTCATATAAAAAGGAAGAAATTCGTCCAGAGGGAAAAAATCCCCGCCCGCTTTACAGATTCATGTCCATTGGATAGTGAAGGGATAAACCCATATCCCTACCAAAAAGCGAAAGAGGTGAGTCCGATGGGATAGGCTATAAAAATCAGGAAGGCTATCCGGATGTGGTACCATATCAGGCATTTGCCAATATTGACCGGGAGCAGAAAAAATTCAGACCGATGGTGTATATCTGTTCTCCCTTTAGCGGGGATGTTACAGGGAATACAGAGAAAGCCAGACGTTACAGCAGATACGCAGTGAATCAGGGGGCAATCCCCATAGCACCGCATTTACTGTTTCCTCAATTTATGGAAGAGGAAACGGAGCGGGAACTGGCAATGTTCATGGATATTGCGATTCTTTCCAAATGCAAAGAGTTGTGGGTATTCGGAGATGAGCATTCCAAGGGGATGGAAACCGAGATTGCGTATGCAGAGAAAAAGAACATGACAATCAGATATTTTACAGACAAGGAGATTTCATTATGGAAAAAAGAAACAGTGAAATGAATACGCACCATGTTTGGCAGTGCCCTTTTATAGAGGATACAAGGGATGCATTTGAAGTAGGAGTGGGAGAAGACGGAAAAACCCGCATTTCCATTGACATACCGGAAGGCTGCTTCATGGAGGTTTCTACTGGTATTGGTCCCGATGGATGTCTGAGATTACAGATGGAAACGGATGCACCTGTCAAAGCCATGATGCACGAGTTGCTTTGCAACTTAATGATTTTGAATATGGAGGAATAGCAGATGGATTTGGTTTTATGTTTAGCCAAAACTTCTGGGGACAAGACGAACTGCCTCTACCCGACCAGGGTGGAGGTTTCGTCAGCGGAAGATATGGCAAAGGCTCTGGCATTTGATCATGTATGTGCAGAGTATGACAAGAACTATAGAAGTATCAGCAATTTCCAGTGTTCCAATGTAGTGGTGATGGATTGTGATAACGACCACAGCGAGGATCCTGCCGACTGGATCACTCCGGAAAAGCTGGATGAACTGATGCCGGATATTGCATATGTGGTGGCTCCCTCAAGACACAACATGCTCCCCAAAGATGGGAAGGCGGCAAGACCCCGCTTTCATGTTTACTTCTATATTGAAGAAACAACGGATGTGGACTATTATGCGGCACTCAAAAATGCCATCTATCAGACATTTCCGTTTTTTGATGGAAATGCACGGGATGCAGGCAGATTTATCTTTGGTACAGACATGGAGGCAGATGATGTCATCTGGCACGATGGCTGGGTGATGATATCGGAAGAAGTAACCCTTACGGAAGAAGAGCAGGAACTTCCGACCACGAAGGGTCCCATTCTCGAGGGCAACCGTAATAATACCCTTTCCCGGTTTGCCGGGAGAGTTTTGAAACGGTACGGGGAGTGTGACAAAGCGAGAGACATTTTTTATGAAGAAGCTGCCAAATGCAATCCACCATTAGCAGATAGTGAATTGCAGACCATTTGGTTCTCAGCGTTGAAGTTCTTCAGAAAAAAGATTAGTGGCAGTAACGGATATGTACCTCCAGATCAGTACAACGATGACTTTGGTGGAGTAGTCGGTTCCCTTAGACCGGAAGACTACTCTGATATCGGACAGGCAAAGGCGCTGGCAGAAGAATATGGGGATGAACTCCTATTTGCGGCGGCAACGGACTATATGCGCTTTGATGGAAAAGTGTGGGTAGAGGATAAACAGATGGCTGTTGGAGCCTGTGTGGAATTCCTCGACTTGCAATTGCAGGATGCAAAGGATTATCTCGAAGCGGCAAAGAAGGCACTTATAGATGCCGGATATGATGAATCCACTGTAAATCAGGGATCCAAGGCACTTGCAAAGGAAATCCAGTCGGCGCATCTTGGACTTTTCTATATGCTCGTGGGAGCAGAGAAGTATCTTGCTTTTTCCATGAAACGTAGAGATTACAAGTACATTACTGCAACGCTGAATGTGGCAAAGTCCATGCTTGGTGTAAAGGTATCTGACCTTGATAAGGATCCGAACCTGTTAAACACACCGAGTGGAACCTATGACCTTCAAAAAGGTATGGCAGGAGAACAGCCGCACGATTCCGCTGACCTTATTACCAAAATCACAGAATGCTCTCCGGGAGATGAAGGAATGGATATCTGGCTCGAGGCACTTGATACCTTCTTTTGCGGTGATGCAGAACTGATTGAATATGTGCAGAAGGTTATAGGTCTTGCGGCAATCGGCAAGGTGTATTCGGAGTTCATCATCATTGCTTATGGCGACGGGGCAAACGGAAAGAGTACCTTCTGGAATACCATTGCCCGTGTGCTTGGTAGCTATGCAGGTAAGATTTCTTCCGACATTCTCACGATGGGAAACAAGGTAAATGCCCAGCCGGAGATGGCAGAACTGAAAGGCAAACGTCTCATCATTGCATCCGAGATGCAGGAAGGTGTGCGCCTTAATACCGCTATGGTAAAGCAACTTTGTTCCACGGATGAGATACAAGCCTGCAAAAAATATCGTGATCCTTTCCACTTCGTTCCTTCCCATCAAGTCACACTTTACACGAATCACCTGCCTAAAGTGGGAGCCAATGATGATGGTATCTGGAGAAGACTGAAAGTGATTCCTTTCAACGCAAAGATTCAGGGGAACTCGGACATTAAGAACTATGCAGATTATCTGTATGAGAATGCGGGTCCCGCCATCATGAAATGGATTATCGAAGGAGCAGAAAAAGTATGCAAATCAGATCATAAGGTGGATGACCCGAAGTGCGTGAAAGATGCCGTGGCAGCTTATCGAGAGGACAATGACTGGCTTGGCCATTTTATTGCAGACTGCTGTGAAGTAGATGCGTCCTATGAGGAAAAGTCGGGAGAATTATATCAGCAGTATCGTGCTTACTGCATTCAGAATGGCGAGTATACCCGTAGCACAACAGACTTTTATACAGCAACTGACAAAGCAGGGTTCTTAAGACATAAGACCAATAAAGGCATTATGGTGCAGGGCGTGAAACTCAAATCCGGAAGTGATTTCATTTAAGCGTGCAGGTCGTGAAGGTCATTTCAGAAAGTGTTTTTTATGAAGTGAAACTTGTGCAGGTCATTTCCATAAAAATTATAAAATCTGAAAACCCCCTATTTTCCTATATAGTGCAGGTCGTGAAGGTCATTTACAAAAGTAGCCTATATAGGAAAAAAAAGAGGGTAAAAAGCCCTATAGAGAGGTTTGGGTAAAGACCTACACGACCTGCACTTTACAAATTTTGATGGGAGGTTCGCCATGAGAGAAAAGACTATCGAAGCAAAGTTAGTCAGCGAAGTAAAAAAGCGTGGAGGCATCTGCCCCAAGTGGGTCTGCCCATCCTTTGATGGGATGCCAGACAGATTGGTTTTCCTTCCGGGGAGGCATTTCGGATTGGTGGAAGTCAAGGCACCGGGCGAGAAACCGAGACCCCTGCAGGTGTCCAGACACAAGCTGTTACAGAGATTAGGCTTTAAGGTGTATGTCCTTGATGCACAAGAAAAAATAGGAGGTATCCTTGATGAGATTCAAACCACATGATTATCAGAGGTATGCAATTGAGTTTATAGAAAACCACCCGATAGCAGCAATCCTGCTTGATATGGGAATGGGAAAGACAGCCATAACGCTTATGGCGGTTGAATATCTGATGTATGAAATGTTCGTGATATATAAGGTGCTTGTGGTGTGTCCACTGCGGGTTACCCGTACATGGAAAGATGAAATGGAAAAGTGGGAACAGCTTCGTGGAACCAGATACTCCGTGGTAACAGGCACAGCAGCACAGCGGAAGAAAGCACTGAAAGCAGATGCGGATATTTATATCATCAACCGTGAGAACGTGCCCTGGCTCGTTGATAAATGTGATATCCCTTTTCAGTTTGACATGATTGTTGTTGATGAACTGTCATCCTTTAAGAACCATCAGACCGCAAGGCATAAAGCCATGATGAAGGTTCGCCCGTTCATTAAGAGAATTGTTGGTCTTACAGGCACACCTGCCAGTCAGGGTTTAATGGATCTGTTTGCAGAGTTCAAAGTGCTTGATTTGGGAGAGAGACTTGGAAGGTTTATCGGTCAGTACCGACTGAACTATTTTAAGCCGGATAAGGTGAATGGTCCTATTGTCTACAGTTATAAACTTCTTCCGGGAGCGGAGGAGAGAATCTACGAAAGAATACAGGACATTACGCTGTCACTTAGAGCAGTGGATTTCCTTGATATGCCGGAACTGATAAGCAATGAATATCCTGTGTATCTGGATGAGGGTGAGATGCAGAAGTATGAAGAACTGAAAAAGGATCTGATTCTTTCCACACAGGAACATGAAGTGACAGCTGCCAATGCAGCATCCCTTGTAAACAAGCTGTCGCAGATGGCGAATGGTGCAGTCTACACGGATGATAAGAATGTAATCACTTTTCATGATAAAAAGCTGGATGCTCTGGAGGATGTTATTGAATCGGCAAACGGGAAACCACTTCTTGTGGCATATTGGTTCAAGCACGATTACACAAGAATCATAGAACGCCTTCAAAAAATCGGAGTCGATTATATGAAGATAGATACCGAGGAGAGTATCACGAAATGGAATAACGGAGAGATTCCGGTAGCACTGATTCATCCGGCATCAGCTGGACACGGACTGAATTTACAGCAGGGTGGAAACACAATGGTATGGTTTGGAATTACATGGTCACTGGAACTTTATCAGCAGTGTGTCTGCAGGTTATACAGACAGGGACAGAATGAGAGAACGGTAACCATTATCCACCTGATTTCTAAAGGAACTATCGATGAGAAAATCATGAAAGCATTGTCCGAGAAGGATAATACACAGAGTTCTCTCATTGATGCCGTCAAAGCGGAAATATAGTCAATCATGGTCAATCCAAGGGAATAAAACTATTTCGGAGGAAAAAGCCTATGAATCCATATGAGAACTTAGCCAATGCCGTGGTACTGCAGGCAGTTAAGGATTATCGGGATGCTGTAGGGAAGTTATCCCGTGGGAAAAAGAATATCATGGCAGAGCAGAGAAAGACAGAGTGCGAGGTGTTCTTCAAATCCCAGTATTTTAATGTTTTCACAACTCTTGATGGGAATGCACTGCTTTCAAAACTGGAAAAGGAGGTGGAGGCATGACAGTCAAAGAATACTTGGGTCAGGCATACCTTTTAAACCAACGGATTAAATCAGATACCATCGAACTGGAGGAACTTCGTATTATGGCACAGACGATTTCCTCTCCCGGATTCGAAGAACATTATAATGCAACCAAGAACACGGATGCCCCCTACATCATGACCCTTGAGAAGATGTCGGATATGGAAGGGAAGATACTAAAAGAGATGAAACTGTTACTGGAACTGAAAGAGCAGATCAGGGAAATCATCAGTCAGGTGGAAAAGCCGGAGCATCAGATGGTTTTAAAGTACCGATACATCCACAACCTGTCATGGACGAAAATCGGGGATAAGCTGTGTGCGGATGGAAGGACAGTACAGCGGTGGCATAAGCAGGCGCTGGCAAAAATAGTCCTTCCAGAAAATGTAATAAATCTGAAAGTTGTCATGGTTTGTCATTAGATGTCATGGTTGTCTTTGTGATATTGTAGAATCAGCAAAAAGGATAAAGAACGAGACAGGCAAAAGCCTTCATTGTGATACCAACACAGTGAGGGCTTTTATTATGCCTAAGTTTAAGGATGGTGATAGGTATGCCTTCATGGCCAAAACACCCCTGTGCCTTTCAAGGGTGCCCGGTTCTGATTGATAAGAGTAAGAGGTTTTGTCCGGAACACGAAAAGCAGAGGAATAGAGAGTACGAGAAGTATGGCAGAAAATATGATGCGAAGAAACGATACAACAACAGCTGGTCAAAGATATCAGCTAAGTATCGTAAGGAACATCCACTCTGTGAGATTTGTTTTGCAGAAGGGAGAGCTGTTCCGTCAGTTCTGGTTCATCACAAAATCCCGATTGCCGAAGGAGGAACGAACAGGACAGAAAACCTACAGGCACTTTGTAGCAGCTGTCATGGAAAAATCCATGCAACCCGTGGAGACAGATGGCACTGACCACCACCCCTGGGGGTATCTGAATCTCTACGGTTTAGGACCCGTGGGAACGGGCGCAGGGCCTTGCGTGAACAAAAGGCATAATCAAAGGGGGAATAAGGACCCCAGAGCAATTTCAAAGAAAAAATGAGGTGATGCACTTGGCGAAAGATGGGACTGTCCGTGGAGGACAACGCACCGGATCCGGCAGAAAGCCAAAGGCTTTGGCAGATAAAATTGCGGCCGGAAATCCGGGAGGAAGAAAACTCACGGTGGTGGACTTTTCTGATACAGCAGATTTGTCCGGAGTGGAAATGCCGGAACCCAGTGAGTACTTAAAGGAAACGCAGAAGGACGGAGAGGAATTTGAGGCGGCTGCAATCTATAAAAAGACATGGTTGTGGCTTAAGGAGAGAGGTTGTGAAAAACTAATCAGTCAGGAACAGCTGGAGCAGTATGCCGTGGCTGTATCCAGATGGATTCAGTGTGAGCGAGCTATCACGCAGTATGGCTTTTTGGCAAAGCATCCTACAACCGGAGCAGCCTGTTCCAGTCCTTATATTTCCATTTCACAGCAATACCAGAAACAGGCATCTGCCATATGGTATTCGATTTTTCAGGTAGTGAAAGAAAACTGCAGTAGTGAATATATGGGAGCGAGTCCACAAGAGGATATCATGGAGCAGCTTCTTAGGACAGGGAGGAAGAGAAATGGTTGAGGTAAATATGGCATATGTGCTGGGGAGACTGGAAGGAATGAAGCGATATCTTTCCACCCAGGAATACAAAACTATCCGGGGACAAATCAATGCCGGAGATGTGGAAGGTGCAAAGAGAGGTTTGGACAGACTGCTTAAGAAGCGGGGGATTGAAGGATGATTACAACAACAGAATTTGAAATCATAGAAACATCAAAATTGATACCATATCAGAATAATGCCAGAACCCATTCTCAGGAGCAGATACTGAAACTGCGTTCGTCCATGAGGGAGTTCGGTTTTATTAACCCTATTCTGATAGACCGACAGTTTAATGTGATTGCAGGTCATGGAAGACTGATGGCGGCAAAGGAAGAGGGACTTAGCAAGGTACCCTGCGTGTTTGTAGACCATCTGACAGAAGCACAGAAGAAAGCCTATATTCTGGCAGACAACCGGATGGCAATGGATGCAGGCTGGGATGATGCTCTTTTGAAAGTAGAATTAGAAGCCCTGCAGGGATATGACTTTGATGTGTCCCTAACAGGATTTGAAGAACAGGAGATTGCAGACCTTTTCGCACCGGATGCTACGGATGCAAAAGAAGATGAGTTTGATGTGGATGAAGAACTGGCAAAGCCATGCTTTTCCAAAGCCGGAGATATCTGGCATCTTGGACGGCATCGGGTTATTTGCGGGGATTCCACCCTAGCAGATACCTATGACTTACTGCTTGGGGAAGTGAAGGCAAATCTGGTCTGCACGGATCCTCCGTACTTTGTAGCACTTGAAAATGCATCCGGAAAAATCACGAATGATGACTTAAATGATAAAGAAGGATATGAATTTCTTATGAAGGCATTTACTCAGTTCCATGACCACATGGCGGTAGATGCCTCAATTTATGTATTTTATGCAACCATGAAAACAAGAGTGTTCTGTGATGCCTATGAAGATGCCGGATTCAAACTTGGGGCAGGACTTATGTGGAAAAAGCCAAGGGCACCGCTTATGAGAACCGACTGGAAATTCAACGGAGAACCTATTTTATGGGGATGGCGTAAAGACGGACGTCATATCTGGTATGGTGACCAGAAACAGAAATCCATCTTTGAATTTGATGGAATCAAGAATTCCAAGGAAGATGGTTTCGGACATCCTTCCAGTAAGCCGGTTCCTTTGATTGCCTATCTGATACAGCAGTGTACACAGGCAAACGGTGTAGTCCTTGACGGTTTCCTTGGTTCTGCATCTACTCTGATTGCCTGTGAGCAGATTGACAGAACCTGCTATGGAATTGAACTGGAACCGAAATTTGTGGATGTAGCAGTAAAGAGATATCTGGAATTCAAAAATCAGGATAGCAAGGATGTGTATGTCATCCGTGATGGAGTGCAGATCAGCTATGAAGAAGCAGTGAAAGGATTGGAGGATGCCGATGGAACAACAGAATAATGAATGCTTAACCCTCGGCAGCCTTTTTGATGGTTCCGGGGGTTTTCCATTGGGAGGTGTTCTGGCAGGAATCACTCCTATATGGGCATCGGAGATTGAGCCATTTCCGGTAAGGGTTACCACGGCTCGATTTCCTAACATGAAACATTATGGTGATATATCCACACTTAAGGGTTCGGAGTTAGAACCCGTAAATATCATCACCTTTGGCAGCCCTTGCCAAGACATGAGCGTGGCGGGAAAAAGGGAAGGACTGGGAGGCAATCGTTCCAGTCTATTTTATGAAGCAATCAGAATTATCAAAGAGATGAGGGAGGCTACCAATGGAAAATATCCAAGATACATCGTCTGGGAAAATGTCCCAGGAGCATTCTCTTCCAACAGGGGAGAGGACTTCAAGGCAGTCCTTACTGAAATCTGCAAAGTCAAAGAAGAGCAAGTGTCTGTTCCTAAACCTTCAAAATGGGAAAATGCAGGACGCATCATGGGAGACAGTTTCAGTGTCGCATGGAGGCTCCTCGATGCTCAGTACTGGGGTGTTCCCCAGAGAAGACAACGTATCTACCTTGTCGCAGATTTTGATGGATGGAGTGCCGGAAAAATATTATTTGAGTCAGAAGGCCTGTCTGGGTATTCTGCGCAGGGCTTCCAGTCGTGGCAAAACACTGCCTGTCGTACTGCAGAAGGCTTTGGAGAGGCAGGCAAAGCAGACAGCTTAATGTTTGAGAATCACTCACAGGATACGAGATACCGGGGACCACTTTCGGTTGCACAGACGGTTTCGTCTACCTATGGCACAGGTGGAAATAATCAGCCGTTTGTATTGCAGACACCGAAGACATTAAAAATTCGGTGTGGATGTGAGGGTGGAGGAAAAGGAGCTTTAATACAGGATGACCTGTCGGCAACACTCAGTACCAACAATGACCAGACATTATTCCAGCCGAGAGCTTTCGGGGTGTGTTCCAAAAACAGCAATGCCATGAAATCAGAGAATCCGAACAGTGGATTTTACGAAGCAGATACCGCAAGATGCCTGGATGCCAATGGTGGGAATCCGACCTGCAACCAGGGTGGAATAGCCGTGATAGAAGGAAATGGCACAAGACCATCCCATAAGGGAGATGGTTATAAGGAATCCGATGTAATGTATACCTTAAATGCCACCGAGCAGCACGCAGTTGCATTTGCAGATATTCATGCAACGCTGTCTGCGAATGATGGTCCCAATGGACCATCCAGTCAGATGATGAGGAACCCGGAAGAGAACTTTGTAGGGGAGCCGTCCTATGGGATTGGAAGACCAGCCCTGAGTCAGGGGTATGAAGCAAGACTCAGCTTTCAGATAGAGGAAGAAGTAGAACCTACACTTGTAGCAGCTGGAGCAAGTGGAGTGGCACAGCCAAAGTATTCTTCTTCCAAGGCATCCTTTTTCACGGAAGTAAATGAGGAATGTGCAAATACCTTAGTGGCTACTGATTATAAGGACCCTCCGATCGTGAATGACGAAACAGAAATGGACTATATTGTACGCAGGTTAACCCCTACGGAATGTGCAAGGCTGCAGGGATTTCCGGACTGGTGGTGTGATGGACTTGCAATCCCGGAACCAACAGAGACAGAAATTGTAAGGTGGAGAGAGATTTTTGTTGTCCACGCAAAAGCAGTGGGAAATACGGTAAAAGTCAAAACGGATGCACAGATAAGGAAGTGGTTGCAGAATCCTAATAGTGATTCCGCAGAATACAAAATGTGGGGAAATGGAGTAGCTCTTCCTAATGTGTTATTTGTGCTTTCCGGCATCAGATATTATGCAGAAATAACATAAAATTAGCTTGCTATTTTATGCAGTACGAGTGATATATGTACATACCAAAAGAAAGGGAGGTACATAGCATGGTACTACATTTTAATGTGAAAGGCGAAAGCCGGAAAGCAATGGTTACAGCCATTGAAAAGGAAATAGGAGGGAAGGCAAGATACCTTGGAGTTCCATCCTGCACATATGAGATTGGAAATTACACAGTAGGCAGAAACGGGGAACTTGAATTCGGAGATTTCGATGACCTTGATGAGGTTGCACCAATCATTGATGCCTGCGTTATGGCAACGGGAATCACTCCTGCAGAATGGGAAGAAAACAGAAACACAGAGGAAACAGAAACGGAGGATTTGGTGGAACTTACAGTTACCATTCCATTTACCAAGGTTAATGTGGAAAATCTTACAAGCCTGCTTGAGGCAAAGGGCAATCTGATAAAGGATGCCCTTGGAATTGCAGATTTGCGATTTGAAATGAATGAGGATTCCATTTCATTCCCTTGGTTTTCAAAGACCACACCGGAAGAGGCAATGACCTACACGAAGTTTATTGCAGCAATCTGTGAAATGACAATGAAACAGAAAAGAATTACAGCCAAACCGAAAGAAAACGAAAATGAGAAATACGCATTCCGATGCTTTCTTTTAAGACTTGGATTTATCGGGGATGAGTACAAAGCCGACAGAAAGCTACTGCTTTCCAAATTGAGTGGTTCATCAGCATTTAAGGCAGGGACAAGGAAAGGGGGTAAGCAGTAATGTTCTTTCCATCAAGAGATATTGTAGAAAAAGTGAAAAAAGAATATCCATCGGCTACAAGGGTTGAACTTGTATTCATGAATGACCCATACCGTGATATGCCGACAGGCACGAGGGGAACCGTTGACTGTGTGGATGATACAGGTACGATTCATGTGGCATGGGATAATGGATGTCACCTTGGAGTTGTCTATGGCGAGGATTCATGCAGAAAACTGCATACAATAAAGACCCTCTGCTATGGGAAGGAAGAAACATGGGACTGTAAAGAAGATGCAGTTGCATTTTTCCTGCAGGCGGTTGCAGGAAGCGAAGGCGCAGAGCGTGAGAGATACACAAAGATACTGACAGATATTGCAATGGGAATGGACATATGCACAGATGGTGAGTAAGGTTCAGGGAAAATACACAATAAAAGCTGTGTATCTTTGTCCAGTAGCGGTATTCCAATAAGTGTGCTTTAGAGTGATATATGTACTACCGAAAGGAAAATAACCAAAAAGGAGTACATACCATGAACGAGAAAACTACAAGGCAGATTGAAGAAATGAAAAAGCAGACCATTGGAGTTGAGATTGAAATGAACAGCATTACCAGAGAAAAGGCTGCAAAACTGGCAGCAGGATTCTTTGGAACAGAAAGATATGAGAATACAGCTGGAAGGAACGGGTATTACACTTGGTCAGCATGGGATGCACAGGGTAGGGAATGGAAATTCCAAAAGGATGTAAGCATTGCCGGATGCGACAGCGAAAAATGTGAGCTGGTGACACCAATCCTAACCTACACCGACATAGAAATTTTACAGGAACTTGTAAGACGGCTTAGACATGCCGGAGCAAAAAGTGATGCGACAAGAGGATGTGGAGTACACATTCACATTGGAGCCAAAGGGCATACGCCACAGACCATGAGAAACCTTGCAAACATTATGGCAAGCCACGAAAGCCTTATAGCAGATGCCCTAAACCTTGACAGAGGAAGAATGAACAGATATTGCAGGACAGTTGATCCAAGATTTCTTGAGAATCTTAACAAGAAAAAGCCAAAGACCATGTCAGCATTGGCAGACATCTGGTATGGAAGTCAGAATTGCAACTACGGCAGGTCACAGCATTACAATGACAGCCGGTACCATATGCTGAATTACCATGCTACTTTTACAAAGGGAACCATCGAGTTCAGACTTTTTCAATTTGACGCTCCGGCAGAGGGAAAGAAAAACGGACTTCATGCCGGACAGCTTAAGGCATACATTCAGCTTTGCCTCGCACTCAGCCAGATGGCAAAGGAAATAAGAACGGCAAGTCCTAAACCGCAGCAGAATGAAAATCCAAAATACGCAATGAGAACATGGCTCCTCCGACTCGGATTTATCGGGGATGAATTCAAAACAGCAAGGGACATCCTTACGAAACGACTTACAGGAGATACGGCATTCCGCACAGCAAGGGAATAGCCTCCTGCCACTTTATCAATTGACCGCCTTGGCGGTCTTAAGGTGGTAGAAGGGTATTTCCTTCGGAAAGGATGGATGCAGAATGCAGAAAAGATATTATATTGCTTATGGGAGCAACCTAAACATCAGGCAGATGAAGGTACGCTGCCCACAGGCGAGAATTATTGGAACATCGGTCGTGCCAGACTATGAACTGCTTTTTAAGGGCAGCAAAACAGGTTCTTACCTTACTATAGAACCAAAAGAAGGTTCTTGTGTTCCAGTTGCTGTATGGGAAACTACGGACGCAGATGAGCATGCCCTTGATCGATATGAAGGGTGTCCGGTCTTTTATTATAAGGCAGAAATGATACTGCCGATTACCGGAATCAAGACCGGAAAGGTCAGGAAACGAAAGGTATATGTATACATCATGCATGAGGACAGGCAGATAGGAATGCCAAGCCCATCTTATGTCCATACCTGCCTTGAAGGATATGAAACTTTTCAGTTTGATGAAAATATTTTGTATGATGCTATTGAAAAAAGCCGGAGGATATGCCATGAAAAGTAGAAAAAGTGGACATATTAGACTCTGCCCCATTTGTGGGCAGAGATACCATGATGCTCCGGCACTTTCAAGAGTGGATGGAAAGACGCAGATTTGTCCCGACTGTGGGACAAGAGAGGCTCTTTGCAGCATCGGAGTGGATGCCGAGGAACAGCAACAGATTCTGAATGCCATTCATCGGTACACGCAAAGGTAAATATACAGAAGGAGGACTCTTAAGAGTCCTTTTTTCGTGGAGTTAAAGGAGAGAGTCATTTGCGGAGACTGAAAAAATATACACCGACAAAGTTCATGGCAAAAACCTCCCATTATGATAAAGAGGAAGCAGACTATGTGGTCTCTTTCATAGAGCAGTTAAAGCATACCAAAGGAGAATTTTATAAGAAGCCGTTTGAATTAATCGACTGGCAGGAAAAGATTATTCGGGATGTATTTGGAATATTAAAGCCTGATGGGTATAGACAGTTTACTACCGTTTATATTGAAGTTCCAAAAAAATGTGGAAAGTCGGAACTTGCAGCGGCAATCGCATTATATATGTTATGTGCAGATGGGGAGCAGAGAGCAGAGGTATACGGCTGTGCTGCAGATCGTGACCAGAGTTCGTTGGTATTTGATGTAGCCTGTGATATGGTGCGTCTCTGTCCGGCATTGAGTAGTAGGTGCGATATCCGCCCAAGCAGAAAGACCATTCATTATATTCCGACCAACAGCACCTATAAGGCCTTGTCAGCTGAGGTAGCCGGAAAATCGGGAATCAATGTCAGTGCTCTTATTTTTGATGAATTATGGGTGCAAAAGGACAGAAAGTTTTTTGACATGATGACTAAGGGAACATCAGATGCAAGAAAAAACCCACTACATTTTATTATAACTACAGCGGGAAATGACACGAATTCCATTTGTTATGAATTGCATCAGAAGGCAGTGGATATCATCGAAGGCAGAAAGATAGACACTACTTTTTATCCGGTAATTTATGGAGCATCGGAAGAAGATGACTGGACAGACCCTAAAGTGTGGGAAAAGGCGAATCCCAGTCTTGGGATTACGATTGGACTGGATAAGGTAAAAGCTGCCTGCGAATCTGCAAAGCAGACTCCAAGTGAGGAAAACTCTTTCCGGCAGCTCCGACTGAATCAGTGGGTAAAACAGTCCACTAGATGGATGCCTATGATTAAATGGGATGCCTGTGCTTTTCCTGTGGATGAGAGGGAATTGGAAGGACGCATCTGCTATGGAGGTCTGGATTTATCAAGTACTACAGACCTTACCGCTTTTGTACTGGTATTTCCACCGGAAGAGGCAGAGGGAAAATATGAGGTACTGCCATATTATTGGATACCGGAAGAAACTCTGTCACTCAGGGTTCGCCGGGATCATGTTCCGTATGACCTGTGGGATAAGCAAGGGAAAATCATGACTACGGAAGGGAATGTGGTGCATTACGGGTTTATTGAAAAGTTTATCGAAAAGCTGGGAGAGCGCTTTCAGATAAAAGAAATAGCATTTGATAGATGGGGAGCAGTCCAGATGGTGCAGAATCTGGAAGGCATGGGATTTACGGTAGTTCCCTTCGGACAGGGATTTGCATCCATGTCACCACCCACGAAAGAATTGATGAAACTGACGCTGGAGCAGCGGATTGCACATGGAGGGCATCCGGTACTGCGTTGGAATATGGATAATATTTTTGTGCGGACAGACCCGGCAGGAAATGTGAAACCGGATAAGGAAAAATCCACGGAGAAGATTGATGGAGCAGTGGCAACCATCATGGCACTTGATCGTGCCATTCGGTGCGAAAATGTATCCACAGAAAGCGTGTACGACTCCAGAGGTTTGTTTGTCTTTTGAGATATCTGGGAGAAGAAAATGATATTTGTTTCGATATTGGGCTTCCTGTTAATTCGGGAAGCCCTTAACAGTATGGAAAGATAATAGGAGAAATTTATGGGAATCAGAGAATTCTTTGGATTTTCACAGGCGAGGGATAAGCCTGTGAATACAGTAGGCGGGGGACCGTCTTTTTTGTTTGGCAGAACTTCTTCCGGGAAAGCGGTCAATGAACGGTCAGCCATGCAGACCACAGCCGTGTATGCCTGTGTGAGAATACTGTCTGAGGCAATAGCCTCACTGCCACTTCATGTGTATAAATATGATGAAAATGGTGGCAAGACGATGGTAACAGATCATCCCCTATATAAAATTCTGCATGATGAACCCAATCCAGAGATGACATCCTTTGTGTTTCGTGAAACCATGATGAGCCATCTTTTGATTTGGGGGAATGCCTATGCACAGATTATAAGGGATGGAGCAGGAAGGGTGATTGCCCTGTATCCGCTGCTCCCTAACCGTATGGAAGTAGACAGGGATGAATGTGGCAATCTGTATTACACCTATTCCAGACAGAGTGACGAGAATCCTTATTTAAAAGAAACCAAGGACTACATCTTAAAGCCAGAGGAAGTATTGCATATTCCGGCACTGGGGTTTAATGGACTGAAAGGTTTCTCTCCGATTGCAATGGCAAAAAATGCTGTGGGGATGACGCTTGCCTGTGAGGAATATGGAGCCTCCTTTTTTGCAAATGGAGCAAATCCTGGTGGCGTTCTGGAACATCCCGGAGTCTTAAAAGACCCTGCAAGGGTACGGGAGTCATGGAACGAGGTGTACCGTGGCAGCAACAATGCCCACAAGATTGCTGTATTGGAAGAAGGTATGAAATACCAGCAGATTGGTATTCCACCGGAAGAAGCACAGTTTCTGGAAACAAGGAAGTTTCAGCTAAATGAAATAGCAAGGCTTTACCGGATTCCCCCACATATGATAGGAGATTTGGATAAGAGCAGCTTTAATAACATTGAGCAGCAGTCGTTGGAATTTGTAAAATATACGCTTGATCCGTGGGTAATCCGATGGGAACAGTCCCTGCAGAAGGCATTGTTTTTACCGGGAGAAAAAGGAACGTATTTTGTGAAGCTGAATGTGGATGGACTTCTTCGTGGAGATTACAAATCCAGAATGGAAGGTTATTCCATAGGACTGCAGAACGGATTCATGTCACCCAATGATGTCCGGGAACTGGAAGATTTGAACCCTATCCCGGATGAGGAAGGTGGAAATCTGTATCTGGTGAATGGCGCTTTATGCAGGCTGAGAGATGCAGGCATATTTGCAGATAAAAATACAGACGCAGAAAATCAGGACGAAAAACCAAATAGTAGAAAGCGAGGAAAGTCATGAAACGAAAGTTTTGGAACTGGATCAGAGATGAGAGCGTACCGGGAGAAACCAGGACGCTTTTTTTGTCGGGAGAAATTTCTGATGAAACCTGGTGGGGAGATGAGACCACACCACAGATGTTCCGGGAAGAACTGGAAAGTGGAAGTGGGGATATTGCCGTATGGATTAACTCACCGGGAGGAGATGTATTTGCAGCAGCACAGATTTATAACATGCTCCGTGATTACAAGGGCAATGTAACAGTAAAAATTGATGGACTTGCTGCTTCGGCCGCATCCGTGATTGCAATGGCAGGGGATCAGGTAACCATCAGTCCGGTGGGAATGCTTATGATTCATGACCCCATGATGATGGCTATCGGAAATACACGGGATATGGAACAGGCCATTCATGTGTTGGATGAGGTGAAGGAATCCATTATCAATGCTTATGCTGCCAAGTCAAAGCTGTCCCATAAAAAGATTTCTGAACTTATGGCAAACGAAACATGGATGAATGCCAAGAAAGCGAAGGAGTTAGGTTTTGTGGATGAAATCCTGTTTGAGGATAGTTCTGTATCTGATAAGACAGCAGACGCTACAGAAGGCGAAAACCCCAAGGATGCAATACCTGAAAAGCTGGGGAACGTGTATCCTTCGACAGATGTTCTTTTCAGCCGGAAGGCTGTGGAAGATAGCTTTATTGCAAAAGTAAACGAAACGGTACCGGAAAAAGCGGGAGTCCGTATCACAGATTTGGATAAGAGACTCAGTCTTTTATCCCACTAAGAGGAGGATTATTTCATGAGTAAGATTTTAGAACTTACAGAGAAGAGAGCAAAAGCATGGGAAACAGCAAAAGCTTTTCTTGATGCAAAGCGTAATGCAGATGGTTTTGTATCCGCAGAGGATGCAGCCACTTATGAAAAAATGGAGGCAGATGTTCAGAATCTGACAGCAGAGATTGAGCGTCTTGCCCGTCAGCAGGCAATTGATGACAAACTGGCACAGGCAACAAGTACACCGATTACCATGCAGCCGAATGCACAGATGGAAACGGAAAGTGCAAAGCCGTTCAGGGAAAGAGCAGCCTATAAGAATGCGATGGTCGATGCACTCCGTACCAATTTTCGTAAAGTATCGGATGTCCTGCAGGAAGGTGTGGATGCCGATGGCGGATATCTTGTACCTGTGGAGTATGATAACCGTCTGATCCAGGTGCTGGAAGAAGAAAATATCATGCGTGCCCTTGCTACCAAGATTACCACTTCCGGAGAACATAAAATCAATATCGCAGCTACCACACCTGCCGCATTATGGGTAGAGGAAGGTGGAGCCCTTACTTTTGGTGATGCTACCTTCGACCAGAAGTTTGTAGATTCCCACAAACTCCATGTAGCAATCAAGGTAACAGAAGAACTCCTGTATGATTCTGCTTTTGATTTGGAGAAATATATTCTTACCCAGTTTGGCAAGGCACTTGCAAATGCCGAAGAAGATGCTTTCTTAAATGGAGATGGCAAGGGTAAGCCTTATGGTGTTTTTGATACCACGACTGGTGGGACAAAAGCAGGAAATCTGGCAGCAGATATTAAGGCAGATGATATCTTTGACCTCATTTATAAGTTGAAGAGACCATACCGTAAGGGTGCATCCTTCATTATGAATGATAAAACTATTGCGCAGATTCGTAAGCTGAAGGACAACAACGGTCAGTATTTGTGGCAGCCTTCTCTGGTTGCAGGAGAACCGGATCAGATTGCGGGGTATAAGGTTCGTACTTCTGCGTATGCACCGGAGAATGCGATTTCTTTTGGTGACTATTCTTATTACAACATTGCTGACCGTGGAGCCAGATCATTCAAGACACTGAATGAACTGTTTGCTGGAAATGGAATGGTGGGCTTTGTGGCAAAGGAGCGTGTGGATGGACTGCTTCTCCTTCCGGAGGCCGTTCAGATTCTGAATCTGAAAACCACCGCTTCTTCCAAAGGGTAAGGAGGACAGAGGATGGTTGTTGCATTAGAAACGGTAAAACAGTATCTCCGTGTGGATACCGCTGATGAAGATACTCTGATTCTTGGTATTGTCCAGTCTGCGGAAAAAATCTGTAGGGATATCCTTCGGGTAACACCGGAGGAGTCTCTTGCATGCATACCAGAGATAGAGATTGCCGTTCTCTATGCAACAGCTTATCTCTATGAACATCGGGAAGAAGCTGACCATCATGCCCTGATAATTTCACTTCGTTATTTGCTTGGTGGGGGCAGGAAGGAGGCATTCTGATGCACATTTCTGCTATGAATGTAAGAATCTCCATTCAAAAAAATGCGGTGGTAACAGATAAAATCGGCAACCATAAAAATGTATGGGCAGATTATTATTCCTGCTATGCGACTACCAGTACCAAGACCGGGGAAAAGGAAGGGGAAGAGACAGCACAGACAGTCCACGCAGAACGGATGGATTTTACAGTCCGGTATTCTTCAGAAACAGCAGCAATAACTCCTGATGGGTTCCGGATTCTGCTGGGAGATAGAATTTACAATATTATTTCTGTAGATGATATGGCTTTTAAGCACAGGAGTTTGAAGTTTCATGCCGAGCTTGTAAGGAGGTAGCCATGAAAACAGTATCCGTTGATGAAATGGGAAATGCCATAGCGAAGGAATTTGAGGACTATGTAGAATTGTCAGCTTCCAAAGTAAAGACCATCGTGAAGGATGTGGCAGATGATGTGAAAAAGAAGATACAGGAGAACGCTCCGGTAGATACGGGAGCATATAAGAAGTCGTGGGAGATTACACAGACTTCCAATTCCTCTCTTGGTGCAACCTATGTTGTTCATGCAAAAAAGTACCAGCTGACACACCTTTTGGAATATGGACATGCCAAGCGTGGCGGGGGAAGGACAAAGGCAAAACCTCATATCGCAAAAGGAGAAACACTGGCAGTTTCGGAACTAAAGAAAGCAGTGGAGGAGAGTTTATGACGGCAGAGAATGTAACCAAAATGCTGGAAGAAATGAAACTTCCATTTGCATATCATCATTTTGCGGAAGGGGAGTCTCCTGATCCGCCTTTCCTTGTGTATCTCTATCCGGGAGCAGATAATTTTGCAGCCGATGGGGTTACCTATTTTAAAGTGAATAAACTTCATATTGAACTTTATACAGATTATAAAGATATCGATTTGGAGGAAAAGATAGAGGCTGTGCTTACAGGGCATGGTCTTTTTTATGATAAGTCAGAAGTGTGGATTTCAAGCGAAAAGCTGTATGAAGTCCTGTATCAAATGGAGGTATAAAAATGGCTAAGAATAAAGTGAAATTCAATCTGAGCAATGTCCATTTCGCACCATTAAAAGAAGCAGAGAATGGGACAATCACATGGGATACACCGATTCCCATTCCGGGTGCGGTATCCATTTCCCTTGACCCGGAAGGAGAACCGGAATCATTCTATGCAGATGGAGTGGAGTATTTTGTTATCAATTCCAATCAGGGCTACTCCGGAGATTTGGAGATTGCACTTATTCCGGAGGCTTTCAGCACTGGAATTTTAAATGAAACGACAGATTCCAATAATGTTCTTGTGGAAAACAGTAATTCACAGGTAGGACACTTTGCACTGCTGTTTGAGTTTGACGGCGATCTGAAAAAAATCCGTCATGTACTGTATAACTGTTCTGCATCCAGACCCAGCATTTCTTCCAAGACCAATGAGGCAACAAAGGAAGTACAGACGGAGAAACTGACCATCAAAGCCCGCCCTCTTGCCAATGGGCTGGTTAAGGCAAAATCCGGAGATACCACAAAAGCAGCTGCCTATAACGGATGGTACAAGGCAGTTTATCAGCCGGATGCCGTAGGCGGTTATGATACAGAAGAAACGGATACCACAGAAGGTAAGAAATAGGAGGCAGAGCATATGGGTGTAAGAAGAACGATTGAAATTGATGGGAAAGAGGTGGCATTTAAAGCAAGTGCCGCCATTCCCCGTATTTACAGACTGAAATTTCAAAGAGATATCTATAAGGATATTTCTCTGTTGGAAAAGAGTCTGGGAGATAATTCGGAAGAGGAAAGTAACCTTGATCTTTTTTCTCTTGAGATGTTTGAGAACATTGCTTTTATTATGGCCAAACATGCAGACCCTTCCATTCCGGATGAAGTGGAGGAATGGTTGGACGAATTCAACACATTTTCCATCTATCAGGTTCTGCCACAGCTGATTGAATTATGGGGAATGAACATAAAAACGGATGCCGAAGCTAAAAAAAACTTCGTCCAACAGAGCGTGAAATGACAACACCATTATTCCTGCTGAGGTGTCTGCAAATCGGGTTATCCTTACGGGATCTTGATTTGCTGACAGTAGGAATGGTAAATGACATTTTTATAGAAAGTCAGAATGATGATTATGAATATCTTCCGCTGGCAACCCAAGAAGATTTTGACAATTTTTAATATGCTTTGCTTTACGGGTAATTGACCGCATGATATAATTTTTGCGTATAGAGTTGTGATTTAAAATCTATTATGAATCCTTGCTATAAAATAAAGATCATTTTCAAAAATAGATGCTTTATGGATATAAGGATGTAACTACTATGTCGGGATTAGGAGGACCTGTAGATGAAAAAACTGTTACCATTTATATTATTAGTAACAATATTGACTGGATGCGGAACAACTACAGAACAGGAAAATGTAATTACAGAAGAGAAGGAAGAAATAAAAGAAGAAATAGCTGCAGAAAATGTATCAGAAACTACAACGGAAGAAGAAACTGTTTCGGTAAAGAAACAATATTCTAGCGATGAACTTCAACGAATCCTGTTGGATATAACCTATGATTGCGATGCATCAACTAAAGAAATGTTTTTTGAATATACTAGGGATGACTACGATTATTATTCGAGTGATCTTACTGGTAATTCAGAAAAAAAGTGTGGTATTCAGGAAAGCGTGAACAGCAAAGACAGATACGAGATCCATTTTTCAGGTGATATAGCAGAGCGAACTGATACAATGTTCAGTGATCTTTATAAAACATCTATAGAAACATACAGAGACGTAATTGATGATACTTTTATGGGGTTGGCTCAAAAGAGTGCAGAGGAAAAGATTGATCCTGCGAAAGCAAAGTTAAAGGATGTTGATATAACAGATAAGATGCCGGATAAGTTATCAATAGTGATTGATGGCAACACATATGAACTTTATGTCGCAAAGGTTGAAACTCGTGGAAATCGATGTGCTAAAACAGAAACAGAGCCAGGAAATATGGTTGTCCCATGTTGGGTTGATGATGCTGCTAATTATAGATATCTTGACCATATAATAGTTTACTTTTATGTCCCGATAGAACAGCTTTCTCCACTGTATACATATTATGATACAGCAGAGGAAGAACAGCAAAAGCTTGTTGATTCAGGAGCACTGGAAGTCGAAGAAAATGATACAACGAAACAGGAATCCGAACAAACATCGGAAAATGAAAATCAGACAATTCCTGAAATTGATCTTACAGGAACATGGTATGACCCTACGGGATATAACACTGCAGAATTCACATTTAATGCAGATGGCACAGGAATAGTAAATAGGGGAGATTCAACAGACAATTTTACATATTCTTTAAGTGGAAACACGATAAATGTTTTGTTACCCTATAATGTTAATACTACGGTAACTGTTGGAGTTAATTGTCTGTATTATGGTGGAAGTAAGCTTATAAAGAAATAAAAAGTATTTAATGAGCCCTGTGCATAAAAGCATGGGGCTTTTTGTAAAAAAGTAATTCATATAGGTCAAGCACTCAGCAGGATGTTGATAAAAAGTTAAGTATATGAAACTGGATGTGTTTATTCCAAACATAGAACTAGTTTATGAGTGTAATATCACAATATTGGCAGTCTGAAAGTGAATGAGTCTTATAGAATAATAGTGATGATTTAGGCATCTACTTCGGTAGGTGCTTTTTTCATGCTTATTTTTGGGGAGGTGGAAAGCAGTTGGCAAACAGAATAGCCGGAATTACCGTGGAAATCGGTGGAGATACTACAAAACTTTCCACAGCCTTAAAATCGGTCAATTCAGAAATTAAGAGTACCCAGTCACAGCTCCGGGATGTCAATAACTTATTGAAACTTGATCCCGGCAATACGGAACTGATTACACAAAAACATAAGCTGTTGGCGCAGGCTGTTTCGGAAACCAAGGAGAAATTACAGCAGTTAAAGGAGGCAGCCCAGCAGGCTAATGAGAAACTTGCAAACGGAGAAATCTCACAGCAGCAGTATGATGCCTTGCAGAGGGAAATCATTGCAACAGAACAGCAGCTGGAAAAACTGGAGAAACAGGCAGACCAGTCAGCCGTAGCATTGCAGAAACTTGCCAATACAGGTGAGAACATGAAAAAACTGGGTGATAACATATCATCCGTTGGTTCTGCCCTTACCAAAACGGTCACGGCTCCGGTCATCGGACTGGGAACAGCTGCAGTAAAAACGGCAGCAGACTTTGATTCCGCTATGGCACAGGTTCAGGCAGTGTCCGGGGCATCGGGGGATGAATTTGATTCCTTAAGGGAAAAAGCAAGGGAGATGGGAGCCAAGACCAAGTTCTCTGCAACCGAGGCAGCAGAAGCCATGAACTACATGGCTATGGCCGGATGGAAAACTTCGGATATGCTTTCCGGTATTGAAGGAATCATGAACCTTGCAGCAGCTTCCGGAGAAGACCTTGCAACCACATCGGATATTGTAACAGATGCCCTGACAGCATTCGGACTTACCGCTGCTGATTCAGGGCATTTTGCTGATATTCTGGCGGCGGCATCTTCCAATGCCAATACCAATGTATCCATGATGGGGGAGACTTTTAAGTACTGTGCGCCCATAGCAGGTGCGCTGGGATTTTCTGCAGAAGATACGGCAGAGGCAATCGGTCTTATGGCCAATGCCGGAATCAAGTCCACACAGGCCGGTACCGCCATGCGTACCATGATGAACAATCTGGCAGGGGAAGTGAAGTTCACAGGGGCTGCCTTTGGGGAAATGGAAATCAGAACCACCAATACGGATGGCAGTATGAGAAGCCTCAATGACATTCTGGCAGACTGCCGGGTGGCATTTGGCAGGATGAGCGATTCGGAGAAGGCAGCTAATGCAGAAGCACTTGTTGGTAAGAATGCCATGTCCGGTTTCCTTGCCGTTATGAATGCAGCTCCGGCTGATGTTGATAAGCTGTCAGGTGCCATTGAAAATTGTGACGGCACGAGCCGGCATATGGCAGATGTGATGCAGGATAACCTTTCCGGACAGCTGACTATCTTAAAATCACAGCTGGAGGAACTTGCCATTTCTTTTGGAGAAATACTGATTCCGGTTATCCGGGATGTGGTGTCTTTTATTCAGAAGATCATCGATAAGCTGAATGCTATGGATCCAAAGACAAAAGAAACCATCGTGCGGATTGCAGCCATAGCAGCGGCTATCGGTCCCGTACTTCTGGTAATCGGCAAGATCGTATCTGCAGTGGGAACGATCCTGACGATTCTCCCTGCAATGGGAAGTGCCATCAGTGCAGTGACCGGAGTGTTTGGTGCATTAAATGCGGTGATGCTTGCCAATCCTATCGGACTTGTGATTGCAGCCATTGTGGCACTGGTAGCCACATTTGCTGTCCTTTGGAATAAATGTGACGGTTTCCGGGAGTTCTGGATTAATCTCTGGACAGGAATCAAGGACTTCTTTGTGGGAATATGGGACGGAATCAAGTCGGTATTCTCCGGGGTGCTTGATTTCATTAAGGATAACTGGCAGGGACTTCTGCTGTTCCTTGTCAATCCGGTAGCCGGGGCATTCAAATTAATATATGATAATTGTGAGGAATTCCGTAATGCGTGGGATTCCTTTTTAAGTGCCGTAAAAGACATTTTTGTTTCTGCGTGGGAAGGAATTAAGTCCTTTTTCTCCGGTGCCTGGGAAGGAATTAAAGCCGTGGCATCCGGCGGATGGGAGTATATCAAGAGTGGTCTTTCTTCAGCCTGGGAGAGTGTCAAAACCGCCACTGGTACAGCATGGGACAGTGTGAAAACAGCTGTATCATCCGCATGGGAGGGAATCAGATCGGCATCTTCATCAGCCTGGGAAGGTATCAAAAGCGGTGTGGCTTCTGCATGGGAGAATATCAGATCAGATACCGTTTCTACATGGAACGGTCTGAAAGAAGGAATTGGTTCTGCATGGGAAGGTATCAAGTCCTCCACGCAGAGTGCAGCATCTTCCGTGAAGGATACCATCTCCGATGCATGGACGGGACTTAAGGAATTTTCTTCTTCTACATGGAACGGCATAAAGGATACGGTTACAGGCATTGCATCTAATATCAGGGATTTTGTTCAGAATACGTGGAGCAGTCTGAAAGAAAATACTTCACAGGCAATGTCCCACATGAAGGATAAAGTAGTGGAAGGCTGGAATGCCATCAAATCCGATACGGAAAGCCTGTGGGGCAGCATCAAAGATAAGGTAGTGTCCATTGCCGGGGATATGAAGGAGAACTTTTCCTCTGCTATCCATAACGTGGCAGAGACCTTCACGAATAACCTGAATACCATGAAGGACAGGACAGCATCGGGACTGCAGAATATTGCATCCACGATTGGTTCTAAACTGTCGGAAATCAAGGGGAATGTTACAAGCGGATTGTCTAATCTGGTATCCTCTGTGGCTGCCGGAATGGGTAACATGGTATCCGCCATAAAAGAAAAGGTCGGAAGTATCGGGAGTGCTTTTGCTGAAATTGCAAAAAGTGCCTTTACCTGGGGAAAGGATATCATCAGTAACCTGATATCCGGTATCAGTTCCATGATCGGTTCTCTTATGGATAAGGTAAGTAACATTGCATCCACCATCCGGGACTACATCGGATTTTCTGAACCGGAAAAGGGACCGCTTTCCAATTTTCACACCTATATGCCGGACATGATTGACCTTATGGGGAAAGGCATTGAAGGTAACCTTGGAAAACTGAAAGGTCCCATGAGTGAACTGGCATCTGCCATGATTCCCGGAACAAAAGGTACGGCTGCCATACAGAATCATAACGGCAGCGGACAGGGAACGGATATCAGCGGACTGACGGCCATGCTTTCTAAATATCTGCCGCAGATGGCAAATCAGAAGGTTGTTCTTGATTCCGGAACCCTTGTGGGAGAACTGGCAGGCGGATTGAACCGTCAGCTCGGAAAGGCGTATTTATGAGAAAATTTAAACTGATCAATGCTGAAGGAAGCAGTTTTGACTTAAACAGCCGGACTGCTTTCTTTCATTCCGTAGAAGGATTCGGCTATAAGGATAATACCCAGTATGAACAGATAGGAACGGATTTCTTTGCACTTGAGGAAATCTTTTCCCAGGGGCAGATGAAAGGAAAAATCCTGTTTGCAGGAAAGAGTCCTTATGAAACATATAGAAAATTTACAAGATTCGTGAGAGCCGTACCACTGACTCTTATGTATGAAATGGAAGAAACGTTCCGGGTTCCCGTGAGGCTTGTGGAGATAGGAAAGGCAGAACTGGAAAACGGGGGTCAGTCTCTGAACTGTGATGTTGTATTTCTGGCAGCCGGGCTGTTTTACAGAACGGTACAGAAATATGCGGAAACCATTGCAGTCGGTGGGAAGGTGTATCCGTATGAATATACCTATTCCTATACGGATGAATCCAAGAATACCATCCTGATCGATTCGGATTCTTATGAAGATTCTCCGTGCAGAATTACCATCTTTGGTCCTGCGGAAAATCCGGTATGGAAACATTACGTGAATAATGAACTGTATGAGACCGGGAGATATGAGGGAATCATTTCCGGTGATCATAAGCTGGTAATTGATTCAACAAGTGTTCCTTACAGCATAACGGAAAGGGGCGTCTCGGATGAGATTGTAGCGGACAGGTATCAGGTCTGTGATTTCACAACGGAGAGGTTCTTTCATCTGCAGCATGGAACGAACCGTATCTCGGTAACCCATGACGGCTTAAATATGCTTGATGTACTGGTAGAAGGGAAGATCAGTTATGAAACCGTATAATGTGGAAATCTTTACTCCGGCATTCCGGATGGTCGGAAATACCAATATTGACTCCGTCACCTATAAGGAAGACTATCTTTCCGGGGATGAAAATACCATTACCATCCTTCCCGTGAAAGGCGTATCAAAGCAGGACTATATCCGTATCTCCAGAGGGGAGGAAGAGTATGCAGGAGTGATTACGGAAATCACTTATGGAACGGATAAGTCCAAGAATCTGATGCAGATATCCTATAAACCGCTGATGGAACTGTTTGATACGGATATTCTGTTTGATGTCAGTGAACAGGGAAAGGGTTCGCTGGAAGATTATATCTGCAGAAAGATTACGGAAATGTTTATAGAAAATGAGGATGCAGAGCAGAACATCCAGGGGCTGTCCGTGGAAACGGCATCTTCTACCACGGACTGGTATTTTCATATCACACCAGCGCAGGCAGGCGGACATTTTCATATCGTAAATCTGATGGATTCCATTATTATTCCGGCTCTTTCCAAATACAGCATTGTAGTTAAAGCAGGACTGGATATCCAGAACAGAGCCATCCGGGTCTGTGTAGGGCGGGCAGGAACGGGAGTGGTTACCATAGAAGCCGATTTGCCGAACATCCTAAAGAAATCACTGACCATCAAGTCGGTATCGGCAGATGTGAATAAGCTGGTGCTTTATGATGCTGCTTCGGATTATGCAGATAAAAGGGTGTATTTTCTCCATGCATCTGATCTTGGGTATGACACCTTTGACCGGGACAGGATAACGCCCGTGGTGTGTGAGATGAAGGCAGTCGAACATGATGAGAATTCTTCCTTTGAATCGGCAGCAATGAATGAGGCGCATAACCGTTTCGCCAGTCTTTCCTATAGTAACCTGATTGAACTGACTATGTTAAACGGGGACAGCCTGGTAAGACCGGATGAGATGTCCTTTGGTCAGGTGGTAAGGATTCTGTCTGATAAAGCAGTTTATACATCCATCCTTACAGGAAAAGAACGGGGGACAAACACCAAGCTGATTTTTGGAACGGTAAGGTTAGACCTTACTAAAATACTACGGAAGGAGTAAGGAAAATGGCAATTGCACTAAAGACTTTCAAGGGCGGGAATGTGACACCGCAGGATGATGCAATCATATATCAGACGGTTCTGCCGGGAGCAGGGGTGTTCAAAGGCTGTGAGGTTTCCTTTGCAAGAAGTAATGTGCTTCATATCAGTCAGGGGTTCGGCATGATTAAGGGGAGGTTCTTTGAACTATATGAAACAGAGGTGGCTGTCCAGCTGGCAGATACGGGGGAAACAAAACTCGGCAGGATATATCTCCACATGGATTTATCCAATGCTGATGAGCCGATTCAGATTCTTACGGAAACGGCAAAGGAACTGTCGAATCTTGCCTCCGATGTGAATGTAAATTATAACAACACGGCTTATGACCTGGAACTGGCAAAGTTTAAGGTCACGGCAGTCCAGATAAGTGATCTTGTGAATACCTTTAAGACCATCACTCCGGGAGGCAGCGGGGGTGGCGGGGCAGCCGGACTGGAACGGGAAAAGAAGTATGCCGTAGGCGATACAACTTCATCAGCCTCTGCTCCGGGATGGTGTACCCTTTATTGTACACAGGCCGGGATGACGGATGTGCTTGAACCAAAGGGATACGGTCAGATTACAAAGGTGGGAGACTCGGTTCTGGATGGAACGGCTGTGTTTGTTGCAAGAAATACCATTCTGGAACTGACACAGGCGCAGACAGATTTAACGGAGCTTGAGAAGAAACATGATACGGATATGACGGAAACCAATAGAAAGATAAAAAATATGGCTGATGAAGTAACAAAGCAGCTTTCCTCCACGGGTAATCTTGTCCAGAAGATCATGAGTGTTGCAGATTACCAGAAGTTAGGCACTTATGATAAGAATACTATGTATTACTGCTATGATAATGCAGATACACAGGAGATTAAATTTATCTATCTTGGTCAGCATGTGATTTATGCAACCGGAATCCAGGTCACTTATCAGATTGATACGGATAACGCCATTACCCAGACAGCTGTCCTTTCTAATGATGCGGTTGCATCAGCACCTTCCGTATCAAAGGCAGGATATACTTTTGTGGGCTGGAAGTCGGATGCAAATGCAGACGGCGGTGTGCTTGCAGATTATGTGATAAACAGCGAGTCAGCCGTAAAACTGTATGCCGTATTCAAAAAGCAGATTACCATTTCAATGGATTCCGGAGATGCAGCCCTGATTGACGGGAAGAAGGAAACGGCCCAGAAGGCAGACCTGTATTATAACAACGGGAAGACCTTATCTGATGATGTGACCATGCCGGATAATGTATATGAATATGGTGAGGATAAGTCCTTTTGCGGATGGAAGACGAGCCTTTCCTCTGACACAATCTATGTTCCCGGTGAAAAGTATAAGTTTATGAAGGATGAGGAACTTGTACCTGTGTTTATTGATACGGTGTATGATTTCCTGAATGTAAATGTCGTTTATCAGGTATTTCATGTTCCGGCAGACGGCATCTATGAGTTTGAATGCTGGGGCGGGGCAGGTGGTGATGCTGCCGGAAACATCACGATTGATGGTGCCTCCAAAAGCGTAACGGCCAAAGGTGGGAAAGGCGGTCATGTTAAGGCATACAGAAAGTGTAAGAAGGACACCTATCTGTATGTCTATAACGGCGGCAAAGCAAATGGAACTTCCGCAGGGCAGAACGGAGGAACCTATGGAAATAACTATGGCAGCGGAACGGCAAAAAACTATGGAGCAGGAAGCGGCGGAGCAACCTATATTACAACAGAAATCTTTACCCTGTCAGGCGGTAACAATGCTTCCAATACCTATAAGCAGAGGGATAAAATCCTTCTGATTGCAGGAGGGGGAGGCGGTGGCGGCATAACCGGATTCACATCAGATGGAACTTCACTGGGACAGCCGTATAAAGCATTGTCGATAAATGAAGGAGGATACGGCGGTGGTGAAAGGGGGCAGGACGGCTCCGGAGGCAATCTGGGCGGAAGACAGACAGCGGTAGGGACATCTGATTATACAAATTTTGGAGCATCATTTGGTCCTTCCAATTCTACAAGCTATACCTATTCACCGGGCGGGGCAGGGTGGTTTGCAGGAAACTATGGAGTGTACGGCAATTCCGGTGCCGGAGGTTCTTCCTATGTAGGAAATATGCCTACATTTACCCACAACGGAAAGAAGTATAAGACACTGAATGAGGCAAATAAAAATGATGGTGCAGGTTATACCTACATCAGATATGTTGAGCCGTGTGCCGTGGAAGAATAGGAGGGAAAATTCATATGAGCGTAATGCAGTTACTTGATTTGAAAACGGGAGTATCCTTCGGGGTATTCCTTTTTATTCTGCTGCTGACCGTTATCCAGGTAACCCCCATAAAGCTGAATCCCTGGGATAAAATCCTCACATGGCTTGGTAACCATATGAATGCGGATATTGTAAAAAGGGTTGATGTGATTGAGGGAAAACTGGATGAGCATATCAGGGACTCTGCCAATGAACGGATCAGAAAGACCAGGGCAGACATCCTTGTCTTTGGAAATGAGTGTATGAGGGGGACTCCGCATACGAAGGAGCAGTTTGATTTTGTACTTTCCGAATGCGACCAGTATGAAGAGCATATGGAGAGTACCAATACCCCGAATGGCGTGGCAAAGGCAACGATAAAAGAAATCCGGAGACTTTACGCAAGGAACCTCCGGGACAACACATTTTTAAAGGAGGGAGCAGATGGCAGGCAGGAAAAAGAAGAGAGGGTTCACGGATAAACTCTATCTTTATAATGTGATTTTTGTAACAGCGGTGGTGATTCTTTCATTCATCGCTGTTTTTCTGTCCGGGAAACTTTGTATTGATACTTCGGCAGTCTCTGTGATTGTACCCAGTGCCTACGGAGAACTTGCGGTGCATACGGGCTTTGTAATCTGGAAAGCCAAGAATGAGAATGCCAGAAAGTATAGAAATGTTAATGATGAAAGCGAGGGAGCAGGATGAATGATTTGATTTATGAAGTTTTGAGATTTGTTGTAGTGGTTTCCATTATGGCACTTGTACGGTATGCCATTCCGCTGCTGAAGAGCAGAGTAAAGAACAGCAATCTGGAATGGCTTTATGACTGGGCGGTCTATGCCGTAAAGGCAGCAGAGCAGACCCATACGGAATCCGGTCTGGGGACGCTTAAGAAGAGTGTTGTAAAGGAATTCCTTCTCAGAATAACCAGACAGTATGGTGTTGAGATTACGGATGCCCAGCTGGAGAACCTGATCGAATCCGCTGTGTATGCCATGAAACAGGAGGGGCAAAAGTGAAGATAGTACAGGCTATTCTGAATAAGAATCCGTGTTATACGGCAAATAGAAAGATCACCGTAAAAGGACTGATGTTACATTCGGTTGGATGTCCCCAGCCGAAGGCATCAGTCTTTCTTAATTCATGGAACAGTCCGGCACATAAGAATTCCTGTGTCCATGCCTTTATCGATGGTAATGATGGAACGGTGTACCAGACACTTCCGTGGAATCACAGGGGATGGCATGCCGGGGGGAGCGCAAATAATACCCACATCGGGGTGGAAATGTGTGAACCCGGATGCATTCATTATACTGGCGGAGCAGCATTTGAGTGCCCTGATGTGAATGCGGCAAGGACTGTTGCAAGACGGACTTATGAATCAGCAGCAGAATTATTTGCCATGTTATGCGTGATGTATGATCTGAACCCAATGGCGGATGGTGTGATCATCAGCCACAGCGAGGGGTATAAAAGAGGCGTGGCGTCCGGTCATGCAGACCCGGAGCATTTATGGAGCCAGCTGGGGCTTCCCTACACCATGAATACTTTCAGGGAAACTGTGCGGATAAAGATGAAAGAAAATACAACAGAAAATATGCAGGATTTATCGGAAAAGGATATCTGGGACTTCGTGTTTTCCAAGATCGGTAATGCGTATGGCACAGCTGGACTGATGGGTAACCTTTATGCAGAAAGCGGTTTAAAAGCTGCGAATCTGCAGAACAGTTTTAATAAGAAACGGAACCTTTCTGATGAAGAATACACCACACTTGTGGATAGCAACAGCTATCCTGATTTCATTACGGATAAGGCAGGGTACGGTCTGGCTCAGTGGACTTACCATACAAGAAAGCAGAAACTGTTAAATTATGCAAGGCAGAAAGGAACATCCATCGGTGACCTGGAGATGCAGCTGGAGTTTTTGATTATGGAGTTGAAAGGATACAAAGCGGTATATCAGACTCTCTGCAAGGCAGCTTCTGTAGAAGAGGCAGCGATAGCAGTCCTTACCGGATTTGAAAAACCTGCAGATCAAGGCACAGCTGTACGGAAGAAAAGAACGGAGTATGGTCAGATGTTTTATGAAAAATATGCAGGGAATTCAACAGGAAATTCTGTTCCATTTAAGGTGAAAGTGGAAATACCAGACTTAAATATCCGTACCGGAGCAGGGACTAACTATCCTAAGACAGGAAAACATACGGGGGCTGGGGTATTTACGATTGTGGAGATACAATCTGGACAGGGAGCCAGAAACGGATGGGGAAAGTTGAAAAGTGGTCTTGGCTGGATATCTCTTGATTATGCTGTGAGAATTTAATATGTTGCACTAAGCCTATGGGGAAATTGATACCTCATAGGCTTTATTTTTTTGGCCAAAATCTTATGAGTATATAGCCCTTGAGTAAACTACCGCCCATTTTTCTGTTCTGTGTCCATCGGATTGTGAAGGGAAAACAAAATGATGTGAAAATAGGAAAATACTTGTTTTCGGTACTTACCCAGATAGAAGAGAAGACAGTATAACGGTTATTCCTTTCCATTATCGGAGGTGTTTCACATGAATGATATGCAGCGAACACAGGTAGCGGAACTGCGAGCAAAAGGATACAGCTATGGAAAAATATCACTGGTTTTAGGGATAAGCACAAATACAGTTAAGACATTCTGTAAAAGAAACGGATTGGGAGGCATTGCAGAAAGACAATCTGAAACCAGAGAGAATAGTCATTTTTGTTTGTGCTGTGGCATTCCGGTTATTCAGCCACCAGGGAGAAAAGAGAAGAAGTTCTGTTCTGACAAGTGTCGGAATAAATGGTGGAATTCTCATCTGAATCAAGTGAATCGGAAAGCATCATATGATTTTGTGTGTCCGTGCTGTAAGAAGCCTTTTAGGGTTTATGGAAATAAGAACAGGAAATATTGTTCCCATGAATGCTATATCAAAGATCGTTTTGGGGGTGACAGCCATGACGAATGAGCAGATGCAAAATGAAGTAATGTATCAGAGTACCATGCTTGTGGTAAAACAACTTCTGAAAAAGGGCATTATTTCAGATGATGAGTACGAGCAAATTGATACAATGTTCCGGCAGAAATACGCCATATCTTTGTCTACATTATTTACCGATATCCGCTTGATAAAGTTCGGAAGTTACGGGAATATAGCACACTGACAAGGAGGTTTTTTATGGCAACGGTACGCAGAATTGAACATGTTATTTCAAGACAGCATACGAAAAAAAGGGTAGCTGCTTATGCCAGAGTATCAATGGAAACAGAACAGCTACATCATTCCCTTTCTGCCCAAATTAGTCATTACAGTGTTTTAATACAGAGCAATCCAGAATGGGAATATGTAGGCGTTTATGCTGATGAAGGTATCACAGGAACTGCCACAAAGAACAGAGATGAATTTAATCGTCTGATGCGTGACTGTGATTTAGGGAAAATAGACCTTATACTTGTAAAGTCGGTCAGCAGATTTGCAAGGGATACGGTAGATACTTTAAAGGCCACAAGGCATCTGAAGGATATGGAAATTGATGTTTTCTTTGAAAGAGAAAGTATACATTCCCTTTCCCAAGAGGGAGAAGTACTGCTTACTCTTCTGGCAGCATTTGCACAGGCAGAAAGTCAGAGCATTTCAGAAAATGTCAAGTGGGGAATCAGAAAACGATTTAAAATGGGTATTCCAAATGGCCACAAGGCACCTTACGGCTATGAGTGGAATGGGGAAGATTTTAGCATCATTCCAGAACAAGGAGAGGCTGTAAGGGAAATCTACAAACGATATCTTTCTGGAGAATCCGCTTACAGCATAGCCAAGATTCTGGCTGACAAGGGAGTAAAGGGACAAAGCGGTGTACCAATGGACGATTCTACTATTAAAAATATTCTCTCAAGCATTTCTTACACAGGTACCATGATTTTACAGAAAAATTTTTTTACAGAAGGCCATAAACGAAAACGAAATCAGGGAGAACTTCCAATGTATGCCGTGGAAGAAATGTTTGAACCTTTGGTGTCCAAGGAAGAATTTGCAAAGGCACAGCAGATCATGAAGGAAAGAGCCGAGTTGATGCCCAACAGAAAACCGGAGCTGACTGCCTTTTCTGGGATTGTCAAGTGTGCAAATTGTGGATGTGCTATAAGCAGACGAACATCCAAGTACGGGAAAAAATGGGTATGTAATACAAAGGAAAGAAAAGGAAAAGCAGAGTGCGATTTTCGGGATATTTATGAAACAGAACTGGAGGATGCAGCCGTCAAGGCATTCTGCCTTGCTGGATTTTGTGCAGATACTGTCAAGAGCCGGGTCACAGTTATTACCATTGACAATGCTTATATCACATTCAGATTGAAGAATGGAACAGAAAAGAGAATCTTGCGTGAATATCAGAAAGGCTATTGTGGATTTTCTTCCCGGCTGTTTTGTGGATGCTGTGGTGGGATGCTTGAAGCTGACAATTGGAGAATGGGAACATCCGGACATAAAAAGAAGTATAAAGTATGGGTGTGTAGAAACTGTCCTGCACCAAGAGAATTTGACAGTACATTCAGAAGGGCAGTACAGATGCTTTTCCATGAAAAACAATGTGATGGATTGTTTGCACAGAATATAGAAAAGGCTATCAATTACGAAGACAGAATTGATTTTTATTATAAGGAAGGAAAGGTGATTGGATGGCAAAAAGAGTGACCACAATTCCAGCTACGAGAAACCGCTTTGATTCGATACCCTTACAAAGTGTAAGAAAACGAAGAGTAGCCGGATATGCCAGAGTTTCGACTGATTCGGAAGAACAGGCAACCAGTTATGATGCACAGGTCGATTATTATACAAAGTATATTAAGGGCAACGCAAAATGGGAGTTTGCCGGGATTTACACGGACGAAGGCATTACAGCAACCAATACCAGTCATCGTAAAGGATTTAATCAGATGATAGAGGATGCTCTTGATGGAAAGATAGACCTTATTATCACAAAATCGGTCAGCCGATTTGCCAGAAACACGGTTGATTCCCTTACAACAGTGCGAAAACTTAAAGAAAATGGGATAGAGATTTATTTTGAAAAGGAGAATATCTGGACACTGGATGCGAAAGGGGAACTGCTGATTACCATTATGAGTTCACTTGCACAGGAGGAATCTAGGTCTATTTCAGAAAATACTACATGGGGTAAAAGAAAATCTTTTGCCGATGGAAAAGCGAGTGTCGGATTTAAAACATTCCTTGGATATGACCGGGGACCCAACGGAGAATTTATCATCAATGAAGAACAGGCAGTTACAGTAAGGTATATTTATAAGCGGTTCCTAGAGGGAGGTTCTTCATATCAGATTGCCAAGGAACTGACGGAGATGGGGGTAAAGACTCCTGCCGGAAAAGATAAGTGGCATATTAGTTCAGTACAGAGCATCCTGAAAAATGAGAAGTACAAAGGGGATGCACTTCTGCAGAAGTGTTTCACAAAGGATTTCCTTACCCATAAAAGAGTGACAAATAACGGTGAAGTACCACAGTATTATGTGGAAGGTCACCATGAAGGTATTGTTACAGCAGACCAGTTCGAGCAGGTACAGGCAGAACTTAACAGACGTCAGGCGATGGGGCGATATAGCGGAACTACACCTTTTTCTTCTAAAATAAAATGTGGAGAGTGCGGTTCTTGGTACGGGGCAAAGGTCTGGCATTCCAATGATAAGTACAGACGGGTAATCTACCAATGCAACCATAAATATGCAAATGGGTGTAAATGTAAAACACCACATCTTACGGAAGATGAAATTAAAGAACTGTTTATCCAGGCAGCCAATGCCTTATTTGCAGATAAAGAAGAAATCATTGAAAATACAAAAAATATGATGGACATGGTCAGCAACACAGATTTGCTTGATAAGGATTTTGGGGACTGCATTGTAGAAATGAATATCTTGGCAAAACAGATGCAAGCAGCAATTGAAGAGAATAGCCGGAAGAACCTTGATCAGAATGAGTATGGAAGAAAGTATACAGAACTTGTAAAACGGTATGACTCCATCAAAGAAAAGCGTGATAAGATAAAAGGAGAGATTAACGGAAAAAGGGAAAAACGAGAATTGCTTAAGGGTTTCATCCAGACCTTGGAAAAGCAGGGGGCTTTGGTAGAAGAGTTCGATGAAGGACTTTGGAGCAGTCTTGTGCAGGAAGTAGTTGTAAATGCAAAGGATGATATACGGTTCATCTTTAAGAACGGATTTGAAGTGAGAGTATAG